ATGGCTAAAAAAAATTATGTCAAAACATCGCGCGAGAGCGCAATTGATGAGATTGTAGGCTGGAAGCAGCCAGTGTTTCACCAGAAATCAGAGTGTTACGTGTCTCTGGTCGCCTTTGATCCGTCCAGGGGTGAATTCAGAACCAAGAAATTCATGCTGGGTCATGTAAAGGGGAAGCGAGATCAACGTAAGTACGGAGAAGATCTTATCAGAAGGCTGACAGAGAAACTTATGCGAGGGTGGAACCCATGGGTTGAGGAGATGAGACCGACAGAATACTCCTCATTCCTCGAAGTATGTGACAAGTATAGGGATTACCTTATGAAACTCTTGAGGGAGGATAACCTTCGCGCTGAGACTTACGCATCATATACCAGTCGCCTGAGGATGCTATTGGAATGGAGGGAGGAAAAGAACGTGAACGTCTTTTACACCTATCAGTTCGACAGATACGTGATATCCGACTTCCTGGATTACGTCTTGGTCGAGAGGAACGACACAATACGTACCCGAAACAACTATCTAACATGGATCAAGTCTTTTTGCCACTATCTAACGGAAAGGGGGTATGTCCCGAGAGACCCGTCGGAGAGTTTTGCGGGTATAAAGATCCGAGGAGGTCGAAAGGATCGGTCTGTGATTCCTGACGGAGTTCTGGCGGCTTTGCGGGATTATCTTTTGAAGAAAAACAAACATTACCTGCTCGCATGCTACATACTCCATTACATGTTCGTTCGTCCGCACGAGATGAGTTACATACGAATTGGGGACATATCTGTCAAGAGAAAAACCCTCGAGCTTCACGGAAACAGTACAAAGAACAGGTGCGATGCGACGGTAACGATTCCTGATCATGTAATGAGACTGATGATAGAAAACGAGATCTTCAGACATCCTGGGAACTACTACCTTTTTAGTGACGACTTTGTCCCAGGAGAAAAATACAGGAGCGAGAAGGCGTTCAGAGACTACTGGAGCTCACGGATCAGGAAGGACCTTGGGCTTCCTCCTCAGTACAAGTTCTACTCTCTGAAAGATACAGGAATAACCAACATGCTGAAGGCTAATACAGATATCTTGTCTGTAAGGGATCAAGCGAGACACTCTTCCATCCTTATCACGGACATATATACACCAAAAGATATTCAGGAAGCCAATGACCTTCTCGTTAATTACCATGGAGTGCTCTAAATTCTCATCCTACCGTCCTACAATCCTACAAAACTGATATATATATATATTTGACAACTTGTGGCAAAGCCATCAAAGCGACGGCTGCCACACCGACTGCAATGAGATATGTGTGATTGTATCAGGCATACCCGATACCTCCGATTGTGCATAAGATATACAGGCATATCAGAGCAAAATAAATGAATCCTTTGTACTTTTCCATAATTGTGTTTGTGTTTATATTGTTAACAATAATGAGAATATAGTGCCACGCACAAGACCGCAGATGTCTGCCGCCCAGTCACGCTCGTCAGCACCCTTGTACTTCCATTCGTCATAGATTTCCTTCGCCACACCTGCGATGAAGCCAGCGAAGAAAGCACATGCGATTATCTTATACCACTCCTTGCTGACTATCAGCCTGCATACACAGGCGGCAAGCAAGGAGATTGTAAACACCAAGTCATCGTGCAATATCTTGTCCTTGCCTAATCCTGCGAACCAATCTAAAATCCTCTTCATTAGTCCAGTTTCTTCAATTCTTTCTGAATCTCGTTGATACGGTCACGTACTGCCTGTCGTTCGGCTGCAAGTTCCTCCATGTCGTAGGGGTCTTCCTTGCCTAACATGCGTGCCTCGTACACCTTAATTACTTTCCAATCTCCGATTGGTGACGTGTTAGCACTCAATCCGCTCATTAGCGATGCTAACTCTGCATTCAAAGCATTACGCTTGTCAAAGTTCTTGTCTTCGTTCATAATCTTACTATTTTAATGTTAAACAATATTCTAAATCTTCCGTCTCTGCCTCATGGTTAATCGCTTTTACCATTCGCTTGCGACTCGGTTTCTCTCTTTTCTGACGAACAGGGAAAAGGCTTTGATACAGAGCATCCATACTTGTAACGATATCGCGACAAGCGTTATGTTCTCGTATTAATGAGCCTCTCCACGACTGATAGCAGTTAAAGATGTCGTTTCTTGTCATCTGCCCCTTGTCATACATACGACGGAATGCTTTTAGTCTGCGACGCTCACGGACTATCTTGCTACGTGACGGGCGTTTCAGAATCTTTCCCGTCTTGGTTATCGTGTATCTGACCTGTAGGAAAGTGAATCCATGACTGAGTTTTACTATATGTGTCTTTTTGCTGTTTATACTCAGATGTATATCCTTTGCTTTCCCTTTAATATCATCTAACAATTCCGCCAATTCTTCCTTTGTTGTAGCAAGACTAAAGAAATCATCCATATAGTGTCCGTAGAACTTTACACCACGGACTACTTTAATGTATATATCTATCGGGTTCATGTAATACACTGCGAAGATTTGCGGTGCTTCACTGCCAAGGTTCAGTCCATAATCGCTGTGCGAACTGGTGTCAATCATATAGTGCACTAAATCTATTACCTCCTGCGGTTCGTTGACCAGTCTCGGAGCAATTATTTGTTTTAAAGTTTCATGGCTGATGCTCTCGAAGTATTTAGCGATGTCGCCAAGCAGGATATATCCGTCTGTTCCGTTCTTTCTGATGAAGCGACGTAGCATTATCTCGAAACGCTTACGGGCGAATGCTGTACCACGTTGTTTCAGTGATGCGTAGTTATCGTAAATAAGATAAGGTCGTAATGACGGAGTGAGCACACTCTTCATCATCGACTTCTGTAAGTCTCTGTCTCTTACGACTGGAGCTTCGATATTACGGATATGCCCACGCTCGTTAATAGTGAAGTCTATTGTAGGAGACACTTTGTATCGGTGATGCAGTACATCGTCTTGCAACTGTATGTTTCTCGTAAGCATATCAGCAAAATAACGCTGGGTGGATTCCTTCCAGCGGCTCTGTTTCGTGCACTCAACGGTGCATTCATTCAGCTTATCCAGTTCTACCAGTTGTTCGAGTGTTGCCATATTTTACTTTAAAAGTGGCAGGGTGCTGATAGCTACATCTGACGTATCAGGCAGCGTCACCCTGCTTATTTACTGCCAAAGGGCAGAAGGTCTGACTCTCCTTATCCTCTTAGCTGGCTTTTTGTTTTGACATTTGTATGTCGTTAGCCATTGGGAGCGCAGAGGGATAATCGCAGCGACATGATTGGCATTCGAAGCAGTGTTATTGTTCGCGTTACCGTTGTTGTTCGCATTAGCGGCATTGGAAGCGGAAACCACCTTCAGAGTCATACCTGTATCTTTATTGTACTAATTTCGTTTTCAGTTTGTTGTCACTTTTTCGCCACGCTTTAAGGCTGTTTATCATGCGCATAATGTTCTGAATGTCGAGTGTGTATTTATTGTCGGGAATCCTGAGACGCATCATGATTCGCTGCATATTGGTCAGAATGGCGTAACAAGTTCCGATAGCCTTCCCTTGCGCTACACGTCGCTCTTCCCACTCAGCGATACACTGCGGATATATTGAGTTGGCTATCTTGATATAGAACACCAGTTTATCCGTTAAATCTTCCAACGCCCTGCTTCTCATGTCAAGAAACATCTTATTCTTGATGGCAAGCATTCCCTCAGCGTAAAAATCGTGCTCAACGAGATTATCAATTCCATCTACAAGTTGAAAAAGAATCATCTCGAACTCAATACCACTTTTGTTTCTCTTTGATTTTACAACACTCATATTATTGTTACATTATACACTTGATACGCAGCCCCACGAGGGGGCTGCAATGATTAATTAACCTCTTATTTGAAGAGGATGAGCGCAGCGACATGAAGGGCAAGCGAAGCAGCGGTATAGATCGCGCCACCGTGGCCGTACGCACGAGCGGCATCGGAAGCGGAAACCACGTCCCTTAACCACGGGTATTCATTGCCGAATATCTCCGTGTGATTATATACACGGAACACGTCAAGTTGTCTGCACGCCTCGCCTGTATCATATCCGCTCGACGACCATACAATACTTCCATACACTTGTACTTCCGACAATGCGCAAATCTTACAGTCCTGCTCCCAAGTCCAGCCAGAAGAGCACCCTGTCGCTGACCCAAGTCTGTTCGTCCCTGTCGTATTGACTGCATTCGTCAGAATCTTTGCGTGTCCGATTAAGTTGGACGCACCAAGGTCTGTCTCTACAAGCGGTAAGAGAGTATTTTCGAGGTAATAATGCAAGTCACTATTCAGGTATCCTTCACCACGCCCGTCAGCACCCTCATTTGTCTTGCCACTCGCATTCCATGCTTGAGTAGTATGCGGAATAACGATGAGACCTACGTGATTGGCTGTGGCACGGTAATTGTGTGTACCTTTCATGCAGTTGAGCCCAGCGATAACGTAGGTGTGTCCGTTGATAGTCTTTTGGTCGCCTACCTTGAGTCCGTATTTCTCAAGATTTTGGTCTATAACGGCTTGCTTCAAAACGTTAAGGTCGAAGTTCGTAAGTCTCGTCCGTCTGTGGATTGTCTCAGCCATCTTCCCTTTTAAGCCGCCGACTGTCACTTTGGAAGAGGGAAGCCCTGCGTTGTTGTGTAACTGTAGGATGTCCGTGTCGTTTGGCGACGTTGTTGCGGTCAATGAATTGATGACCTGTTGCATTGCTGCTTTTGTTTCCATATTTTTTCCTTTCTTTTATTTGAATTAGAATTTATAGTTGCTTAAAATGTATATAAATGACGTTGCACCAGTTCCTGAGCGTATGAGCCGTAACTGTCTCACATATATAGGGAATACACCCCAGACGAAACGATATGCTCCCGATGTGGGATAAAAACTTGCCCATGGGGTATAGTACGTCGCCTTGACGGCTGCCTGCTGATCCTGAGCAAGCCTGTTCCATGTATCATTGTCAAACAGCAGGATTTGGTAGCCAACATCGAAATAGACACCTCCTGCGAATACACCGTTCTCTATGTCGGCAATGGCAAAGAATGCCTTATTGTCAGCCGCCCCTGCCTTTGCCACTGTTGACGCATACACTCCTGCATAGTAAGTTACGGAACTGCCGGTCTTGGTTTTCCTCGCGCCATACCAATAGAGATTAGTAATATTCGGTTTTTCTTTGAAAATGTTCTTATACAAGTTCTGGTTAGCGTAAATCGTTGAGATGACAGACCCGTCAAGCGTATTGAAAGAACGGAGTTCGCTCGGGAAATACAAGTCTTCTTTAAGGTTGACGGTCTCTTCTATATTCGTAATCTCCGCCAGTCCAGTCGCACCGAGGTCATAGAGCCTCTGACCCGCATTGTTGTGATACTCAAGTATAGCACTGCCGTTATCATCGACACCGAACACCCAGTTGGCGACACCAGCCAGTCCGAACACCTGCATTATACCGCCAGAGATTCGGGTCTTTATTCCGTTGGCGGCTACTGACTCCAAAGCCTTCACCCTCACCTCCTCAGAGATATCGACATCTCCGTTGGCACTGACACGTATCTTGCCTCCAGCCATATACTCCTCGCCGCTGACGGCATTGATGACCTTGGTTGGTCGGAACTTATAGGCTCCCTCGTCAATGTCAGTGTCCGCCATCGGGTCAGTCTCATCGAAATAAGTATAGGCTACAGCACCACCATACAAGGTGCCAACATTGTCCGCATCTATAACCGTAGTGGTTACGCTGCCGTTGGTCTTGTGGTACAGGTTTCCGTACTTGGAAATCCAGTAATCACCGTTGATAATAAAGCCTCCAACATTTGCGAAAAGTGTGAACACGGCTTGCGTCATAAGCCACTTGAAGTCTGATGTCATTATCTCCCACTCCGAACTGCTGGAGTATGCTTGTGCAGTTGACGGGTAAGTCTTGCCAGTTGACGTGTTCGCACCGACGTAGATATAACATACAGGATGGTCTTCCGTCCCTGTCTCCACGTCAACGTATGGCGTGCTGTGGTCGTTTGCGACAATCACCGTTCCTTTGACTTCTGACAGTTTTCCTGCGTAATATGGCATACGCTTGTTAGTGTCTCCTTTGTCTCCCTTGTCGCCAGACTTGTACACAGGTATCTCAAACTCGTAAAGGTAGCCCTCATGAGCCTGTGAGGGATATGCGTAGATACACACAGCAACTGCGTTGACAGAAGTGCCGACGGAGAGATTGCTGATAGTACCACTGGACTGCTTGCTGTTGTATGCCCTGTTATACTCAGATGTCACACGGGTATAGGTGCTGCCGCTCTTCTTGAAGACACAAGAGTAGCAGGAGAGGGCGGCACGGTCTGCGCTGCCCTCCTTGGAGTAGAAACGGACAGTTGTCGTGAGAGTCGCGCCTGTCGCATTGGACGCAATGGTGACACTACCGACAGATGCCTCTATCTGATAGGTCACACCGTCCTCGACAAGCGAGATGTTGACACATCCTGATATGGTTCTCTTCTCTGGCATTACATACTCTCCGTAAGTTCAACATCTGACGCTATTACGGAGCCGCTCATCTTGCGACCAAGCGTCTTGACATGCTCCGCCGTGATGCGGCACATACCATGCCCCGACGTGATGGACGGGAATATGGTTGAGGGCGACAGCATCTTGCGGTAGCCTTTGAAACTTCCGCTTGCTATAGGGGTTCCAAGATTTGCATTGGCAACCTCTCCCATATACACCTCCTTCTGTGCAGTCAGCAGTTGTATGTAATAATGTGCGAACATGGTGTTCACATCTGTCACGTCAGTCGATGTTGCCACCCATATATCGTAGTCGACGTACTGACCTGCGTGAATACTGTTGTCGTTGCCCTCACCAGTCTCCGTGGTCTGTGATGACGGTATGCCTGTGCCTCCGACTGTAGAACTGATATACATCATCTCAGGGTCGGATATATCGTTGACCTCTATGAAGGAGGACATGATGTATGCGCCCTTCGCTCCGGCTGTCTTCTTATAGCATTTGCACTCGATGATGGCGTAATCGAGGATGTCACTGTCCCCGACGGTGAGTTGATAGTATGTTGATCCGCCTATCGTTTGGGTTGTCACCTTAGACGAAGCCGCTTGCACACCGTTGATGTAAAACTCGGCTATATAGTCACTTGCCTGAACCGTTGCGACATCACTCACTCCAGCCTGCTTGAGAACATTGTAGAGATAGAGCGTATCACCGTCATTCTCTATTGCGAAGCGTCCGTCAACAGAGTCGATGTATGCGTCATAACCACCATTCTGAGCGAATGACGACAACCTGATGTTGATTGTGGCGTAGACCGGGAGCACGGCTGTGTCTACAACAACACTGCCGCTGAGAGCAACGACGCTCTCGTTCACACTGTCACTCTTGGCAAGGTTGCCTATAATCTTCAGAGCAGGCATGCTATTGTGGGTTATCTTCTGGAACACCCCCGAAATACCAGCGTTCGTGCTGATGTTATTGGAATTGAATGTAATCTCTGTTCCGTTGTACGACCACTTGACATTGCTTACAGCATCTAAAGGTGTCACTCCGTTCCTTATGTCCGCGTATATTATCGGATTGTTGTTGCCAGACCAGTCAGGACTCGCCGCATTGCCTGTCCACGACTGATTCAAAGTCATTGTACTCCTTAACAGTGAGTGTATCTGCGAGCCGTCATCTATAAGACTGATGGCTATTCTTCCTCCTATGCCGCTCATTGTCCGTCCTCCTTGTCATTAGTTGTCTCGTTATTACCCTGTGCGGAGACAATGGTATAGCCTCCCTCTGCTATCATGTTCTTCGCATCCTCTTTGCTGATTACCTCTACACCATGTAGTCCGCTGATGTACTCGTCGGATGTCAAGGCGATACGTCCCAAGTCATTGTTGTCAAGGATGTACCTGCCATCCTTCGTCCTGTAACGCTGGTCTTCAAGACCAGCCCTGCGTGCCACTTCCTCCGTGACAACGTAGAATCTCAAATCCATTGCCATTTTTTTATATCTATTTACGTTCATAAACTGTCTCACCGTTCTGCGTTACAACAGCACCGTTCTGCGTCAATGCCTCGTATGCGCCCTTTAGGTACACATCGGCAAAGACCTGAGAGCCGATTTTGTTGTAATCAAGCATGTCCGATGACGGAATCCTGATCTCGCTGCCCCAGCCGCAGTCCGTCTTCACCGAGGAGTTAGCCTTGCGCCGCTTCCAGTTGAACAGGAAGTGCGCCCTTTTCGTGTCATCATCAAGAATGGATATCTTATTGCCACGCTTCATATTGAGGATGGTGTCAAAGAATATCTGTCTATTAACGCTGTCAACGGTAGTGCCGTTCAACGGTCTTGTGATGGCATCGACGTTGGGTATCTCCCAGGACACCCCACTTACTGCCTGTGACGGGAAGAACACCGTCGATGTTGAGGATTGTTTGCCACGGCATACGACCGTGATATACTCCGAGTACATCACGTCTACCGTCAGTGTCTGTGTGTTCTGTCCGCTGACGTAGCAAGGGTGGCTCTCGGCAAGAACCTCAGTTCCGTTCTCGCGGATATACCACACGAAATATGTGCCGCTACTGACATCAGTCAGGTTCTTGACGGCACGACACTGGAACGTCATCAGTCCCTTCAGCATTTTTGCCGTTCCGTCATATACGCTGTCATCGATGACGTTGAACCTCCTCATAGGAGGACAGTCCAACAGTATGTCTGGATATAGTACGCTCGTGTCCGTGTTGGTGGCAAGTGTAACATCATCCGGAGTAACGCTATACAGTTGTCCCGGCAGGCGAGGGTCTTCGTACCACAGAGTGCATCTGATATCGACAGGTGACTGCGAGGGGGCGTTCTTACGGACAAGCAATGAGAAGTCGCTTCTCATAACATAGTCGGCAGTGCTTGCGTTTTCGGAACTCTCCGTGACCTCGATGGTGTGCCATGTGTCATTGCTCCCCTGTCTGTAAGCCCATTCTGTAGGCTGTACTATTAGGGGGGTATAGGCCTGTCTGCTCTCGGGGTCATACACGGATATACGGGGGAACAGCAGTAACGGCGTTATCTGTCTGTCTGGTTTGAAAGTCCCGTCGATGTTATAGTACCACTGCTGATATGTGGCGTTACCCTCGATGCGGAACGATTCGGTCAGTGGTGACAGAGTTGTGTTAATGACCGCCGGATTCGTTATCTTTACTCTTTTCATACTGTTATATAATTTTCTATTGTGATTGTATCTAAGCCGTCAAGTATCGTTGCGCAACATGTGAATATCGCTTTCCGCTTGAGTGACCATCCGATAGGCATGTCATTATTTGAGAGACTCAAGGTCTTCATCTGAACGTGCTGCGTATTCCATACCAAGTCCTGCTCGTCCTGTTCGTACTCGCCAGTATCCGTGTTGAGTGTGCTGCGATTCCAGCACCAGAACTCCGTTGCTATATCGTCCGAGATCTCAACGTTGCCGTAGAACAGGTGTGGGGTTATCACTGTATTGACCACGCCTCTGCGGAAAGAGTAGCCGTTGGATGACGAGAACTCTATGGTTTTGCGTCCGTCACCGTCTATCAACTGCCAATAGGGGGAGTTCCATTTCGGCTCATAGTAAGTGGTGCTGCCACCAGACTTGACGGGCTGGTGCATCAGGCACTTCCATGTGCCGTTGCGATGCCGTACGGCATGCGTCTCGTAACGCTGGTTCTGCTCATTGAACTCGCCTGACAGGTAGATGCCATTACCGACGGACGGCTCCTGTATCTGCGCACCGTCCACCCAGTCACCCACGTTGACGACGGTAGGTATCGGTACTCCCTGTATGTCGGTCTGTATGAAGTCCCCGACAACGACCCCCTGCGCATATAGGTAGTCACGACCCTCGATGACTCTCTTCGCCACCTCGGGGTTGTTGTTCCTCACGAACTCAGGAAGCGTGCCGAATGTCGCCCCTATATTGCCGTCCTCCAGTATGGGCTTGCTGACACCGACCAGTTTTGTGATGCGTCCGTCATTGGACGATAGCACAAACAACTGCTGCCTGCGCTTAATATCCGACTTGACGGCTTCATAGGAGGGATCGTCCACATACTCGTCGGAATAGTCCACACATCCCCATCTCGCTATAGTCATCATAGCGCACGGTGGAAAGTTCCTTGACATGGGCACGTCATCATCACCCCAGAGCACCACACGTATCTGGTTCACTCCAAGTAATGATGGTGTCGTGTTGTGTGTCGCTGTGACGGTCATGAATGACGTGTAGTAGAGATTCCGACCGCTGTCCCGCTCCTGCCCCTCGGTGTCCTCCGAGTAGTCGCTGACACCAGCCTCCTTGGCGGCGAGGGTGTTAATCTTGCCACGCAGGATATTGCCGTACATCTGAGCGGTAAAGTACCCTTCCCACTTCTCTTTCAGGGTTAGCACGTATGAGGTGCTGCCGTCCGTCTCGTCAACATGCTCCTCAACGTCCAGTATCTGGTCGTTGTCGGAGAAAATGGTGTCACCCTCCTGCGCCTGCTGACGGTTGATGCGCAACTCGTCCACCTCCAGCGTGTCACGGACATGGAGCGTACCGACCTCGGCATTGCCGTTAGCGTCAATATTCCACCCACGCAGTCCTGACATGTAATTCGACGACTGGAGCGACTTGGCGATTATCTCACGAAGCTTAGCGTCACCGTTCTCGTCAATGCCGTAGATGCCGTCATTGCCTATGAGTATTCCTTTCAGAAATGATGATAACTCAGACGCAGAGAGCCCCCCTAAGAAATACGACAGTTCAGACGCAGAGAGCCCCTTCAGGAATGTGATGACCCCCGCAGCGGTATCATCCCTGTCTTTCCGGAGAAGTTTGTCCCAGGAGAGGTCCTCCAAGAAATCGAAGTTGGAATGGGTATGTCCGATTCCTCCACCGCCAGGGTACGATCCTATTATATACCGGATAAAGAACTGAGCTATCGCGCCAAGGGTGGTTGCTGCCCAGGAACTTCCGTAAGGATCCTGGACGGGGAACAGCGCCCCGCTACTTAGCTGAATCCTAGGGAACTCAGCCAAGCGCGGGGCGACCGTAAAAGAACCAACCTCAGGTATATCGATATCAAGAACCTCAAGCGGTGCGTCTGCCCTGGGAATGTTCAGGTAGGGCTTGGCATCTGCGTACTTATACGTGAAATTATACTGGGACGGAAGCTCCGATGCCTTGTAATTGACATCGCTGTCCGTAACGACGATCCGTCGCAGATAGTCTCCTGCGTACACGTATTTTACCAGGCTTGGGAAGAAATCCAGCAGCCACAGACGCTCCTTCCGGTCAAGGCGACCCGTGTTCTTCTTGTATTTCCTTGTGGTGTCCACGCGGAACTCCTCTGCGACATCCTCGATCTCCGCAATGTTATGGGAATGGTCAGCGGTCATCTCCGTACTGCCGTAAGCCCTGAAGGTGTCGACGCCGCCCAGCGAGTTCTCGAACAGGATCCACTGCTCGTCCTCGGACCTCATGTCCTGGGCATAATAGCGTTGAACGTATGTCAGGCGATCTCCGTTACCGTTTTCCACCCACACGTCATAGTACGACGGGAGTCCGGCGACCTTGCCTGCAATGACGGCGTATTGTACGGGAATGGTCCAAGCCTGCCCTGCGGGTATGCTTGCCAGGGTTACTGTCGTGTCGCTCCCTCCGATACGAGCCTTGCACTTGACCATGGACGCAACTGTCGCATAGTAAGTCAGGAACTCAGGCGTATAATAGGTCACGGGTTTGAGGTTCGGCTGCCAGGTCAGGAAGTTCTGCTGCAGGAAGAGCTCTGCCGTGTCGGCAAGACGGTCGACACCGCCACGGAGTGCCGTGAAGGTGACTGTCTGTGTCTGATTGCTGGAGACTCCCTTCAGTGTTATCACGAAGGTTTTGACGATATCCGTCTGACGATATGGTGATGACTCGTTCTGCAGGGAGAAAGAGAGCTCCGGTGACACGATGTCAAAGAGGTCGACCTCCATTATGTGATCACTGTTCGGGGAAAAGACTCTCTTGACGATATCAGTACTTGCCCCCTGAATCCTGATGGAAAAGGAAACGTCCTCCGTGGTCTCGACCACGAGGTGACGCATATTGCCGACTAGGCTCAGGCTGTCCGGGAAAGATCTTACATTCATAGACGTTTGTTTGGTACAAAATTACATAATCAGCCCGACACGGGAAAGGACATCCGTGATATCAGTTATGGACGCACACAAGCCAGACCCTCCTGCGCTTGTATTTGTATCTGTAACCGGAGAAAGGAACGACATCGTATCCCTGGTAAATATAAGCCGACTGCTCAGCATAGTAGGATCCGACCAGTTCCGCACAGGGAAGGGGAGGGTAGACTGTTGTGTGGAACTCTCCGTCACCATGGTAAGGGGACTCGTCCTCAACAAGCCAGCTGACCCATGTGACATCTGTCGTTTCGGAACGTGTCTCCCAATGATACTCTGCCGTCATCATAGGCAACTTGACCTCAATGGAAGCCGCCTCGGAAAGAGGTGTCCCGGGCGACACCGTCAGCATGGTGGTCTCCAGCGGATCGTCCTTTCCTCCGAGCGTGAATTTCAGTTTGTCCAAGAAGAACTCCTCGCTTCTGAGGCAGACCTTGCGCGAAACAGGAATATTCATCTTCTCATGGGCAGACAGGAGCAGTTTGACCTTAACCTCGTTAAGTGCGTTTCGACGCAAAAGATCCATCTGGCGGTAGAACTTCTCGAAGACACCGTCCGGTCCCCAATAGAACAGGCTGTAATCCCATATCTTAGACAGTCCCCTGGTGTTCAGGTTCGAGCCGTAGGCTGGTACGCCAAGCCCCTGGCTGTACAGGTTGTACGCGGATACGCTACCCGCCGTGCCGGCGATGTGACTATTGTCCGTAAAGGAGAACGCGAGGATGCACGGATTCCCGGAAGCCTTGGTGTCTTCATCATAGTCTTCGTCATCCGACTCGACATTGGAGGTCTTCAGCTTGCTGTGGCGGGTGACGTAATCTCCGACATACAGATAATAGCCCAGGGTCCTTGTCTGTGTTTCCCCGTTATACTCATGCACATGCCGTAATATCCGGTACTCAGGCTGAAGGTCAGGGACACTGACCTCCTCAACCTGCTCCTCGTCTCCGATATCGTAATCCATGGAGCTCTCGGCTATTTTCGTCTCAACCTGCTGGAGTCCCTTCCACCCTCTCTTATAGAAAGCGCCGTCGACGTAGCAGAACACTGCCGTCTCGTGGCGGGACTGCAGTTCCTTGACAGAGTCATAGCTGTCGGAAGCCTCCTGGTCTACCTTGTGCTCAGAGCTGAGCTTGACACGGCGGAAATCCTTCTGGGACTTGAAGGAGAACGTCGGCTCGGCGGTCATGTTACCCGTAAGGTCGGTTGACGGAGGCTGTGACAGCATATCACCAAGGAACGCCACGCTGACGGTCATGTCGCGTTCGTCCGCAATAAACTCGCAGCAGAACTTCCTGCGGAACACGGCAAGGAAATCCTTGCAAGTCACGTCTGGTACCAGATCCGCCTTCAGGATGTAACCGTTCACGATTGTGTCGATGCACTTGTTGACGACAGCCATTTTGGAGAACGGCTCGGTACGGGTGAAGAAATTCTCCTCGAGCGAGTATCCGAAATGGGCAAACACATCACGCAGGACCCTCACCGCCCGGACGAATGGGGATATATAGTATCCGGGCTTCAGGTTGACGGCTATCCCGTCCACATACTCCACCGTATCCTCCTCGGTGTCAAACCGCGGTGTCTCACTGCCGTACGCATTCCATAGCGGTGCCACTTTCTTGACGGAGATAGCCTCGGTGCTTCCTATGGGCGAGTCCCATACGGGGAACCCGCATCCGTAGTTGTTCAGGATCTTGAAGTTCCATCCCGTGTCCATATTGGAGTCGTCGGTCACAAGGACCGGGAAGATGGTGTAGTCCGGGTTGGTGTTGTCAACCAGCGTCTTGCACCAGGCGATACAGCTTGCCACCGTGGATCCTGCGGCTGCTATGCGCTCGTCACCGTAGATGTCCCGGAGCTTGATGTTGCCGATGCGTGAGTACAGGCTTCCGTCACTCATGTAGAAAGAGGTGCTGATACTGCCGCGGCGGGTGGCGGACAGCACCGCCTGACGGCACTGGGCGTAATACTCCCCGTCCTGGATGACGGCGCTCCTCATGATAGCCTTGCGCCTGACTCCGAACGCCTCCGGATGACCGAGGATGCGGCAGTTATGTGGGGACGCCGGAATGTCTATGGGGACAGTCTGCTCCCCGTAGTCGTTGAAGAACGGGTTGGTACGCTCTACTGAAAGCTTCGTGCCTGGTATGACCTGCAGGTTCTCTCCTGTCTCTATGTCTGTGATCTTCATTTGCTTCCGATATTACGTGACTGCTCCAGCAGTTTGTTCTGGTTGTCTATCTCGTCGAGTCCCACATGGGCGGGGATGCCGTTACGCTCCATGCGCTCCATCAGGGCAATGAACCGCTCCATCAGCTCAGGATCCATCCCAAATCCTGTCGGTGGGACTCTCAGTGAGGCGGAGGATACGCTGCCTCCTTCCGCAAAGCCCCTGTGTTGGATCAGGAACTTATTGAGGTCAAGGGTACGGATAGTGCCGGCACGTTGGGAACGATCAAGGACATCCAGCACCGGGCGTACTGTCGGATTCTCCACGGCGGCGTTGCTGGCAATCCATTCCTTGGACTGTCCGACAGGACCTTCTCCGACAATGACGGTAGGACGATCAACGTAGCCGCGCCGGCGAGGGTCGTACTTTGCGTGGAAGCGCTTGCCGTCCTGCTCACGCTCCACATCCAGGAACCCGCCCTCCTCCTTACCTGTGGCGACACGCTCTGCTGATGCGGAGGAAGAGGAACTCCCTCCGTTCAGGGTCATGCGCTTCACCTTCTGACGCTCGGCGTTGGCTGCCATCAGCTGTGCGATGCCGGTCACACCCATCAGCGCCGCCGCAATGCTTCCCGCTATCGGTCCAAGGTCTGCGTAAGCCTTCATGATGGACGTGGCGGTGTCGGCGATGATCTGAGAAGCCTTGATGGCGAAGTTGATATCAGCATATTTCTTCTGGATCTCCAGCTGCTCCCTGGCTTTCTTCTCCTCCAGCTTGGTGGTGTCCTTGCCTGCCTTGCGTGCAGCCTCTATCTCCGCGTCGTATTTCGCGTCGACGTTGGCGAGCTCCGCGTCCTGAAGGGCACTGACCGCATTACTGAAGAGTCCGTGGTAATAGTCAAACGACTCCTTCCACTTCTGCATCTTCATATTCTTCTTCGCCTCTTCGTACTCCTCCTCGGAGAGCATTCCCTGCTCATGTGCCAGCCTAAGCTGCTCCAGCTCCATGTCATAGAGCTCCTGCTGCTTGACGAGTCCGTACTCCTGGCGGATCTGCAGAAGGCGTTCCTGATGCTCCCGCTCCAGGTTCTCCTTCGCCCTGTTCTTCTCCTCGGGAGAGAGATCGGTATTGGCATCAATCCCTGCCATGCCGTACTGAAGCTCCTCCTGGACGGTGGTCAGTCCTGCGGAGGAGCGGGCACGGAATTTACGCTCCTCGTCCTTCTTTCTCCAGTCCTCCTCCAGTTTCTCCCTTGCGGCGAAATAGGCGTTGTCTACGGCTAACGTATTCTCCTTGTTCTCCTCAGCGTACTGAAGGGAGGCTTTGTAGTATGCGTCAAGAACCGCGAGCTGTGCGTCACGGTCTGCTTTCTCACGGTCTGCTTCAGACATGGAAGCGGACCGCAGATGGTTCATCTGTTGCTGGTATTGCTCGTACAGCCTCAATTGTGCCTGATTCGAGTCAGAGGCGGCTTTTTCGACATTGCGCTGCTGATCAGACAGAATCTCCTTTTTCTTCTCGGTGTCTTTCAGGGAGAGGTTCTGTGACTCTGTCCGGTATTTCTCCTCTATCTTCAGCACGCTTTCCTTATATGCCGCCTCGGAAGCCAGTACCCATGAGTCGTACTCCTCACGGGTCATTTTCTTCTCTGCCAACATCTTCTTATGGACAACGAGCTGCTCCTCATAGACGGCTTTCTCTGCGTCGAGCTCAGCCTGACGTGCCCGTTTGAATTCTTTGAGGGAAGTGTTGTCTTCTTTATTAGTGTTGCCACTGTTTTTATTGGAAGTACCCCCAAACGGATCAACACTTGCTCCAGTATGTAGTGTCTTGGCATTGGCAAGACGCTTCTTTTCTAAATCTTCAAGGCGTTTTTGTTGTGCTCGAGACTGAGAGTTCAGATCGTTATATTGTGCCTGCGCTTTATCTGCGTCCGACTGCTCCACCTCAGTCTTTCCGGTCATGTAATGATGGGTTGCCCTCCTGTTTGAGTACTTCTTTTTGTTACCGTTTTTATCGAACCTTATGTCATATTTTTGTTGCTCCAGCTCGGCGATCTGATTGGCAATCTGGCGTGTCTGAGCCTCTATGACCATCTGGTCGCAATAGAGCTTCGAGTTCTTGATGAGCGCATTGTACCATTCACTGACAGTCTTATAATAACCGATAGACTCTCCGTACCTGGAATTCATCTGTTTGACAAGTTCTATTTCTTGCTTTTTTGTGCCGGTAAAGTTTTTCAGAGTGGCAATATCCTTCTTTAACTGCCCGTCAGCCTCTGTCCTAACGGATTTCAACCTCTTTTCCTCTTCAGCCAATTCGGATGTTTTTTCCTTTGCGTCTTCTGCGGAATCAGAAAACAGACCGAAATATGTTATGGCAGCTATCAGCCCTGTAATTACCAGTCCGATCACGTTTGCCTTGCAAGCGGCATTGAATAGACGCATGGCAGCGGCAGCTCTGGTATTAGCAGCTGTCGCCAAATTTGTGGCGGCGGTATGGCTTAAGATAGCGGCTTTCGACTTAAGGTATCCGGCGGTAAGGAGTAGTAATAATCCTTTTAGCGTTGTGATGACGTTCTTATACAGAGCGCTGACAGCAGCTGCACCTTTGGTTACGACGATATTCTCCTTGACTGCCGTACTGTTCGCTGCTGTTGCCAGAGTCAGACCAATGACGGCAACAGTCAGCGCAGCGACTACGTCACGATGTTGAATCATCCATTTTATCAAATCGATAGTCCCGATTTGCATCTCACCATATACATCGTCAAATTTTTCTTTGAGAGGAAGCAGCTCGTCTCCCAGTTCTTTCTGGGCGTTCTGTAGCCTGACGGTTCGTTGTGCCATACGGTCTGCGGCACTGACATACGTCTCTCCTGCTGATGCCAATTCCTCGTCGACGATGGAAGCAACAGCCTTCATGAACGAACCCATCTGTTTCGTGCGCTCGTTGACCTCTGATGCAGATATTCCGAGATTATCCAGGATCATTACGGATTTACGACCGAGACCAGTGACTATACTATTAGTCATATATTCAACGGACTGTCCTGTCTGTTGTGCTTTCAGCTGGGCGAATTGGAGGTACTTGCCCATGTCTTCCAGAGGAATACGGAAATCTTTTGCCTGAAGCAATGATTTCATCAGTTCCACATCATTGATAGTCCCCTTGGTTGCTTTGCGCAGATTGTCAAGAAGATCCTGACGATCAAGTTTCTCGAAGGCGTGAGTTACACCGTCTGCAGACCGAGCCATCTCAACGCTTTCGTCTACCATTTCCTTAACACTACCAATCAAATTCTTTACAGTGTTTACTGCAGACTCTGCTGTTTTAACAAGAAATGTACCAGTAAGAAAACCTATTGTGTTGTCAGACGTAAAGATTTCCTTCAGGCTTTTTGCGTTTTGTTTTAAATCAGAAATACGCCCTTCGACTTTTTGAAGCTGTTTCTCCAGCTTGGCATATTCTTCTGGGTGCAAAGACTGAACTGTCTCATTGAGCTGCCTTCTCAACTGAGACGCTTCTTTCTTCAACTGGTTCATGGATTTGCAATTGACATTGATACGGCTTGTATGTTCTGCAATTGCCTTCGAATTGTCGTTGATTTTCTTTCTGGTTTTTGTGTATTCTGTTTGAAGGCTTTTATAATAGGCAGATTCTTTCTGACCTGCAGCCTCCAACTTGAGCATCTGATCTAGTCGTGCCTTGTTCTCTTCACGTAAGTTTTTAGACTCTTTCTCAAGTTCGTGAATAGCCTGTTGTGCCTTGGCACTTTCTGCGTCGATAATGAGCTTTACTTCGTCTTCGGAAAATTTTTTGCCTGCCATAAAAATAGGTACCTTTGATTACAGCACAAAGATACCTATTATAAATATATTGTAAAAGGACAATACTTACCTTCCTAATGCAATCTTCCTAAATAGTAAATAGCAAAGAATACCACCCACAAAAGTAAAACTCAGACAAAGACAGTAATAGAAAACGTATGTTGCGGTGCACCTGTCTCCTTCTTTTATAACCAAAGGCTGTAAAAGAATCGCGAGGAATATGTTCATTAACCCTAAGAATACCATACTCTTTCGTTTTAGCTCCTTTTTCTACTGCAAATATAGGAAATTGGTTTGAAACCGCAAAGGGAAAATCCCTATTTTTGGTGCATAACTCCCTATTCTTTACGTTTTTAGCGTTTTGGGGATAAAACTGAATAAAATTGATAAGTGGGGATGACAAAAAAAAGACCGCCCTAGTGGTTGGGGCGGTCTTGATTATTTGAACATAACGCTAAATTGTTTGTTAATCTCCTCTGTGACTTCTCGAGAAAGTTCACTTGCAATCTCTTCGATATCACTTTTCGACAATAGCCCATTGTCTTCCTCGTAATTAGACAGGTTGTTGTAAACGTAACTTTCCATAATTCACTGTTTGAAATAATTTTGAAAGAAGTGGTGATTGTATTCGGGATTGAAATAATGTTTTCTATTAATCCAAACGAAGCCGTCTCCCTTGGAGATAACTGCAACATCGACAGGACCTCCGACAGTTTCTTCGTGAGGGGACATCCTCCTGACAAGGGAAGTCAGCGAAATAAAACTCTCTGCCATATTCGCCATATCCTCCTTACCCAATCCGGAAACTGTACTTATGAGATTTTTTGTATATTTCTCAAACATCTGATCACTAATACTTTTGTCTATGCTTCTAATGAACGCCTCGTTGTCAAATTTGTTAAGTTCTTTTATCAGCCCACTATAATAAGGGTTCGATGCAGCCAGTTTCTTGACATTTCCCGTGTATGTCAAAACAGACGACCTGACTACCTGATTGATTATGTCAACAAAACCAGGATACATACCACCCATAATGGTTTTAATTACATCGTCTTGTGCGTACGGCGCAATACACGATCCACTGAAGGTCGTCACATGAAACGTTCGATCGTTCTCTATAAAATATTTTAACCTACCATCTACAAAAAGAGAAACTTTTAAAGACATAATGCTAGGAAACATCTCTTGCTCTCCATACCCTGTAAAGACCAACCCTGTGTAAGCAGTAAACGCAAGCTCTGAAACCATGTAATTGTAAAAAACCTCCTCGAAGTAGGATTTTTCCGCTTCTGGAATAACCATAGGAATGGGAAGAGTCTCATTGTAAAGTCTGTCAAAGACATCTTTTGAATATGTGAGAAAATCTTTTAAAGAGTAATCTTGTAAAGTTTCACACATTTTTTTCGATGAAGCGCTCTTAATTATTTCCTCAAGTTCTGTTTTTATATATGAAAACACATTCGGATCCGTTAATTTGAATGGACGCTTTTGAGCAAAAGCCTTTCCGACAGCCCTGTCTACACATAGTTTGTAAAAGAAATAAGCCTGCAAATACAAACTTTCTTTTTGCACATCTTCTGACGTAAGGTAATTTTGTTTAGTCAGATAATCCACAAAGTCGTGCAAGTATTCTTCTAAAGTGGACTTAGGTTCGTCTCCGAGTTGTTTACGGTATTGCTTGATGATAATTTCCCACGGAGTCCCCATAAACTCAGCAGCATTATAGGTCATAATAGCAACAGGATGATACTTTGATAGTGTAAATATCTTATTGCCGCTATTAACAACTTTATGAGTGTCACCCATAGTCACAGCACTATCTGCAGCGATAGCCACTGCATGTTTGTTAAGAACACCAACGATAGCTGTCATAGTAGGTTTGTTGTTTTTAGTATAATGCGTATTTCTTTCCACCTGCAAAGATAAGAAAAAATATTTAATATAACTGCATAACGTAACAAATATTTTCGTGACGTAACGAAAATTCACGGATTCAGAGCCGACTGCAGCTGGTCGCGAAGCTGCTGGCGCACCTCGTCGGTGAAGCCGTAGCGGAGTTCCGGGAACACCTCGCGGAAAAGGATGCCCCACACCACCTTATTATATATATTAGCCTTCTTCGGACGCGGACTCAGATCCTGACGGCGGTACTGCATGTCGAGGAAGCGGAGGTGGGCATAGAGGTGGATGAACACGGAGTAGCGACCGTCGCTGATCTGCCGGTCGAAGCTGTGGCTGGAGAGGAACGTCTCCAGCCTTCCGGTGCGGCTGTTGAACCTGGAGCTGAATATCCTCTGCTGCTCGGAGAAGATCTTGTTGATTCCCTCCGTCATCGTCTCGTGGACGAACTTCTTCCTGATGAGCGACTCTGTTACCATGGTGCGAAGGTAGCGATATCGGTCTGAAGAAAAAAGGACACCCCGTCGTCATGACGCGGCGCCCTTCTCCCAGCCACCCTTGTATTTACGGCTACTGCCTGCAGATATCCTTCACCAGACGGCGCATATCGTTAACGGTACGGATGAGCGCCATCAGCTCGGCGTCGCCCGCGTCACCGACCACCGACTGGTTGATCAGGAACGAGGTCAGCTCGTCGAGAGCCTCAATATAGTCCTCCGGGGCATCCTTCACGCTTTGAAGCATTCCCTCACAGATATCAGCGCTCATTCCTCACCTCCTCTCCTTATTAAACGAAGTACCTCAAAGCGTTTCTCCCCATAGGTGTATACCGACTTGACGGTGTGCAGGTAGAGGCGGGCGATGTCCGTCTCGTCCCTGCCGCTCTGCAGGAAGATATACCCTTTGCCGCCGTCATTGATCGGGCGGTAGCTCAGTCTCGCACTGTGCCCTTCCGGCTTGTCTTTCTCTATACGGTTCCGGAGATGGTCGACAAACTCCGTCAAGTCCGACTCTTCAAGGAAAGCGTGCCCGTCGGCAGCCCTCATCATGGAGACGGTCTTTTCATAGAACTTGGGGCGACTGTTTCTATCGAAGAAATCACAACAGAAAATCATACGGCACCTCCCATCTGACTGACAACGACACCGATGACGAACACGAAGGCGAGGTAAAGGTGAGCCTTCACCACGTCGAGACGAGAGACCTCCTCGCCTGCGATGGCGGAGAAGGATGCACTGCTGGCACTGAGCCAATCTTTCAAGTTCTTTACAGTTCTCTCAACATTGGAAAGAACTGAGGGCTGAACCACCTGCCCGATCTGAATTACGTTGTTCATAATGCTATTACGTTTAGCTTACAGGGAACCGCCCTGCGCGGTATTTTTTTCAACGGGTGGGACGCTTTGTCCCAGGGGGTGGGACACTTTGTCCCAATGGGTGGGACACTTCGTCCCAGGGTGTGGGACACTTCGTCCCGGTATCTGGAAACGGGAAGGGGCAGTGGTGGACAAGAGACGCATCCAGTACTCATCGTCGTGCTCGCTCGCATTCGCTATAGTCTCTTTTTGCCCCCCCCGATTCATGTCTGAGGGAAAGGGGGAGAGTCCAGGGACCTTGGCGGTCGGTCGACCGCTGGCTCTCCCTCCTCACGGACGGGAGCATCTCCCCCATGGGACAGAGAATCGGCAGCCGATCCCCTGTCGCTAAACGTAATAGACTTCGCCGCAAGGACGTTATTCTATCTGGGTGGCTGCCGAATATTGGCAGATGACGAGCCGACTGTCTCCGGCTCTGGATAATCAAAATGGCATAAATAATGCCCGATGTTATTTCGGGCGTCATCATCGCCCTTGTCGACTCATCGTCGTATTACGTTTAGCGATGGCAAAGATAGGAAGAAAATCGGAAACGAGCAAGAAATTTCGGAAAAATTTTACGCTAACCAGCAAATTTTTCTTTGTTTTTGAAAACTTCGTGATATTTATTTGTGAAAAACGCGCTTCTGAGCAGACGAAATCCTTAAGTCTGAGTAAAATCTTCAGAGATAAATAATAAGATTAAAATAAAAAAATATGACAAGGAAAAAGTTATTTAGGGTTATCGTTAGGACCATAGAGATAGCCCACTTTATCTGGACGGTGTTAGAGTTAGTCCTATGACTCTCACCAGATACTACGCCGATATCGGGTAGTATAGTGATTTGAATTGAGCGTAGCAGGCTTTCCTGCTTACTTGAAAGCGGTCCTGACATCTGGTGTCGGAACCGCTTTATATTATTTGCGATTTACGTTATTCTGCGGTTTAACGTCTTCGATGGCAATAGAGTCAGGGTGCATCGGTGGTGTTGTCACCTGCTCTGAGTTGGTCAGGTTGTCTTTATCATTATAAGTGACACTAATATTGCCAAGCGAGAATTTTCCAACGACATTGGCAAATAACCATACAATCAAAGACAGTGCTATAGCGCCAGCAACACTCTGGAAGACTCCATTCCAGAATTTTTTCCAACCAGACTCTTTTTTAGGAAGTAATGGCAATACAGAATGGTCCATATGCTGGGTTAGCCTGTCTGTAACCTCGTCAATCACCTGCCCAGACATGTCATCAAAAGAGCCTCCAATAAACCTCTGCAGAATAGTCTCAGCCATACCCCGATAATGGTCAAGGCTTGTTTGGTTGTCACGTCCGGAAGCAAACTCCTGAACAATCTCATCAGGAAGCACTTCAACTTTCATAGCCTCCTTCTGTTCTTTAATATAACGAACCTTCTCCGCCTTATACAACGAATAGGCGATATGTCCTACCATATCGCCCTCGCTTTGTACCAACTTGCTGTATATACTGCAATATTTCTTTGACATATCTCTATTTCTTAGGAACCATGGAACCGACCACGCTGCGACGTGCCTGGTCGTAAATCTCGTTCACCCTGTCAATCGACATTCTATATTGGTGAGAACCAAGCAAATGTACAGGAACAACAATCTTTCCATCCTTTGAATTTTGAACATGAATGGAACCCGCCTTCACGTGATTAATCATATTGCTATTCACGCGAGTTATCGTTTTAATATCTACCTTACACATTGATTGTGAGAATTGGCTTGTTATTATTTCCGGATGCAAAGATATAAATTATTTTTAATATATTTGCGCCTCGTAAAGAATATTTTCGTTTTGCAACTAATTTTATTTAGTATTTACATTTCTTCCAGACTTTGACTGATACAAAAAGCCCCGACACTCACGTACCGGGACTGGCTGCTGAAAGCCGGTGTTGTCAAACAATAAACTCACATAACAGCCAATAGTTGCTTCCCGATTTTATGGATGCCCTCCACGATGCGGCGGCGCTGCTCAGGGCGTGGTGTTTTCATGCGTGTGGCATAGTGGCTCAACTGGTGCTGGTTGATGCCGGAGGCACGGCTGATGGCTGCCAGCGAGACAAAAGGCTCATAGGCACGGAGTACTGTCGCCACGTCCTGAAGGTGGTACTCAAACTCATATTCTCCGTCGATGAGCCACTGGGGAACGTCGTCGCCGTCCTCCACCATTCCCTCGACATGGAAGCGCAGTGTCTCCGGTACCTCCTGCAGCAGCTTCTCATAGGTGTCTGCTGTAAGTACCACTGCACCAGGCACGTTGTCACTCAGGGAAGCCCCGAAATTCTTGTCGACCCATGCGACGTTAACGATAATTTTCTCCATTATTATAATGTTTTAAGATCAATACTTTCTTCTCGTAAAGGCTGGGCGGTCATTTCCACCCTGCCTGTTTCCAGATGCTGTTAAGAAGGAACTGGTTCAAGACCTCGCTGTTCTTTCCCCTGACGGTCACCTTCCCCGGTTTGGTTGGATGCTTGAACTGCTTGTGGTCTGTTGCTTTGGTCTTCATCATCACCCATCCGTCGGCTTCCAGCATCTTGATGACCTCAATTACCTTGTATCTTCTCATCGTTGTTGTGTTTTATTGTTTGACGATGCAAAGGTAACAAAAATAATACTATTTACCAAACATTTCGCAAAGAAAAGTATTAATATTAATATCATTTAACGAAAAAACCAGCCGATGCATCACTGCGCCGGCTGATCCGAATAATAACTAAAAAACCTAAAACTCTGTTTACAAAATTACTACTAACCAAATACTATGAAAAACACAACTAAACTTTCTTTGCTTTCCATGTCGCTACTACTGCGATGATGATCAGAATCACCATGAAGAAGACTCCGCTCAGGAAGTACTGCAGTTTGTCTCTGAGGGTGGGACCTTTGAAGACAACCTTTTCATGCTTCTTCAATACCGCCAGTGCGGCGTCACGTTCCTGAATCGCTTCTTTGAGCATTAACTTGAGTTCCATCACACTGTCGGACTGCCAGTGGTAGGTGTCACGCTGATGCCAGGACTCTCGCGATTTCTCGTTACCATTGGAGTCGAGTCTGATCACCAAGGAATCCCGGATGCTCACACTGTCCCGGACCGATGTCTTGATACGGAGGGAGTCAGTAACACGGACGCTGTCTTTGATACGGATGGAGTCACGGATGCTGACGGACTGCTCCTCCATGGAGCGGGTGGTCTTGCAGCCGCATAACGCCATGAGGGCGAAAAGGGGGATAACGAATAAAATTCTTCTCATAACATAATGGTCTTACCTCCGTTACACACTAAGCATTCATACCGGATGCCGCTCAGCCGGTTGAGCCATCCGTTCAGGAACTTCCTCTGCTCCTTCACTCCGATTCTCCTGAAGAAAGCCTCACGCTCAACCCACAGGTCATGGAACAACTGCCTCTGGTCTGGATGATCATTGACTGCCGCAAGGGTCTTCGGACCCACGATGCCGTCAATCTTCACCTGCAGCACCTTCTGCGGAAGTTTCACACCATAGGATCCTGAAGTCCACATCCAGTCGACCAGCAGGTTGGCAATCGGCTGGCTCTGGATCTGGTCTGCTTTCCATCGGTTCCAGAAATACTTTCTGAAGATAAACTCCCATTGATCATCCGTCATTCTCTTGAGGTCGGCAACAGTCCGACCGCTGCCAAAGACACTGCGGAAGGTCGCAAGGGTTACGCCCTTGTTAGTGGCACCTCCCCTGTCGTCCGGGATATTGGCGAATCCTCCCTCCCAACTCAGGATGAACGGAGTCAAAATCTCTGCCTTTGCCATATCACTCCTCCTTTCTTATATACTCACCCTTGTCGTTGAAGTCCTTGAACCTCCTGATGATTGACTTGGGGAAGATGGGTACGATGGCGTTGGCGTTCTCCATGACGGAGATAGCCTCCCGCACCATCATGTAGGTACACAGGTAGGTTCCCATCCACTGCGTGGTACCCACCACGCTGCCTCCGACAGTGTAGTTGGTCAGTACGTTGGCGAGGATCATCAGCAGGATATACACCAGGATCTTCTTTGAGAACTTGACGAAGAACCCCTCACTGGAGGCGTCCTTATGCACCAGGTGCTTGACGATTCCGAGGATGGTATCGATGACAACAGCGACGGCAATCCACTTGGCGAACTCCCAGTCCTGGTACACATACTTCAGAATGTCCGCTATGATTGACAGCGGGAATGCGATGACGAGCGACATCACGGGTAATCTGTACATTTTCTTTTTCATATGGCAAAAATAGTTTATTTCCATGGAGACATAAAGGACCTGGAGAGAGCTGCCGTGCCAAGGGCGTCCGGAGCCGATGCGTCGAGCAGCAGCGTCCAGCCGTAACTGTTGAGCTCGGAGGCGACGAACGGGACAATCTCCGTCTTACGGAACTCCCCCCTTGCCAGCCACTCCAACTGTCCTGAGTCACAGTCAGCGATGATGTGCGCCTGAACCTTGGTAAGCATTCCGATAGTGCGGTCACTGGCGATCATGCGCTCTATCATGTCGGCGTTGGAGCGGATGCGCATGGCGACGGTGACGGCAAGCCGCTGTACCACCTCCATGGATCCTTTGGTATTCTGTGTGGTGATCTCCCCGTAATCAGCATAGATCCAGCTGCCGACAAGCTTGTCAAGCCTTCCCTTCAGATCGTCAATAGACTGCCCGTAGACATAGTGCTCGATCTCCGGAACCAGAGAATCTTCAGGGAGGGCGTCGAGCGCGTCCATCAGCTGCTGGTACTCCGGCATCTCGGAACCGCCCATGGTAGCCATCGACTTCACTCCATCCTTGGACGGGAATTTGGCGAAATACAGAAAAAGGTCTTGTATGATCATACTATATTATCTTTGTGACTATCTCAATGGGAAGCCCCACCTCGGAGGCTATCTTGTCAATCTCCATCTTCATGCCGTGCATCTGGCGGACGCTGTCGATGGTCTTCTTGCGGAGAATCCGCAGGTATGTCAGCACGTTCAGCTGCTCCACTTCCGACACATTGCCGAGTCCGTCCTTTGAGAGATCGTACAGTGCGTCTGTCATGTCGGTGGTGATGGAGTGAGCCTTTCCCGGCTCGAACTTGGTGAGCAGCGAGAAGCTGGTCTTCAGGAACAGGAAGTTGTTGACCGCCTCGAAATTCATCGCGATGGCGTGAAGCGTCTCTTTCGGGAGCCTCTCAAACTCCTTTGCCGCCGAATGGGCACTGCCGGAGTCGTATGGAAGCGGCTGGTAGAGGATGGACGCCAGCAGCGGAAGGGAATCCTCCTTTCCCAGCAGCTCACGTGCCTCGATGTACTGGAGAGCCGTGAGGCTGGTGGTCAGCGACCCCATCTGAAGATCGGCATGGTACCCCTCGTAAGTCTTCTCAACATCAAGGACGACGGGTATCCTCACCACCGGCAGCATCTGTCTGAAGAAACACAGGTCAATCTGGTACCTGTAGTCGAGTGTCCGCAAATAGGAAGCCTGAGGAATGTCCAGGTGATCCGGCTCCACCCGCACAGCCTGCCGGTACTCGTCGTCCGTAAGCCCGTCAAGCGCGGCGTTGTTGTCGGGATATACAATCTTGAAGAGGAAGGTCAGCTGCTCCGACAGTACGATCAGGTTGGCTATCTGGTCCTCGTCACGGAACTTATACTTGTTCCAGCCCATCAGGTCGCATAGCAGCTGGATCCGGAGCTCACCAACGGAGGTCTCTCCCCGTTGCAGCTTGAGCAGTTCCCTGACAAGTGACAGCCAGATGTCCGGAGTCAGTGCGTTCCAACTGTTTGGGATCGCATACTCCTTGTCCTTTGATACTATCTGAATCTCCTCCCTCATGGCATCATTATGATATTGTCCTCGGGACGGTTGTACGCGCTCATGCTGCTTATGTCGATATTGGAGTCCGCGCTGATCAGCACGTCGATGTCACTGATGAGCGACTCCACCTCCCCGTCGAGCAGGTTGGCAAGACTCACGGCACCCTCACGCTCATCCTTCCGCTGACCGCTTACCCTCGACTCGTCGAAGAGATTACGTATCGTGGCAGGACACTCCAGGATATCAAAGCGTCGCAGGGCTATCGCCACCACCTTCTTAGCCAGAGCCAGGCGCAGCATGGAGTCCAGACGCTCCTTCTCGTCCAGACCAGCCACCTTGGAGAAATAGGCTCCGAGCCTGGAGTCCATCACCTCTTTCTGAATGGGAAGCGTCCGGAAGAAAAAGAGACAGGAATTGTCGATATTGTAGATCGAGTCGAACTCGCCGGCGCTCTTGATGGGACAGCCGCCAAGCAGCGTGGCATACCTGGAGCCTTCCCACGCTTCCTTGACAGCGGCGGCATCGGAGTCCAGCATGGTGGATATCAGGGTGTCCATGGCGTTGTAGTAGTTCTCCATATAGGAGCGGCGCATGCCGTCCAGCTCGTACTTGTACACGTCCGTCCCGTTCTTGCGGCGGTTGATGCTGTCGAAGGTCATCTGCACCTGCAGCGTCATGTTAGCCATCGCCATGCGAAGGGCGTCTAGCAGATCCTCGTCAGCCGAAGCCACGACAGCGTCGTAGACGGCGGCGGTGATGACGGCAGCCACACGTTTCCTGGCGGAGCGCGCTGAAGCCTCCAGGTCGGACAGGGAGCTGACACCGTCGACACCCGGTGCGTACCTGGTCAGCTCGTTCAGGTTCTTGAAAAGTTCGGATATATAGCTCATGACTGCTGGTTGTTAAGGCGTTCCTTTGGTGACACGTCCTCCTGCCGCTGCGGCACCTCACGGTAGAAACCGATACGGTACCCCTTCCTGTAGAGGTCCGGGAAGTTGACACGCATCGCCATGTTGAGGGGCTGGGTGCAGATTTCTTCCTCAGGAGTGAGCGACATGATATAGATAAGATAGTTATAATAGGAGTCAGACCCTGACTTGGAGATGACGCCCTCCTTGTCGACGGCGCTGATTGCCGCGTCGAGACCCACACTGGAGAGCAGAGCCTGCTCGGTGCGCTTGTCGTAGGAGATGAGCGCGTCGATATACTCTTTGTATTTAAGGTCGACCGGCTCTATCTTCCACTGCTGCTCATGACCTTGCGCGTCCATGAAGGAGATGGTGGAGTAAGCCTTTCCCTGGTTACCCTCACCGCTGAGGTACTCACCGACCTTGCGGAGCTCCATGCGGAGGTATTGTATCAGGACACTCTCGGAGTACTCGGTACCGATCTCCAGTCCGTTGTACTTGATAAGATCCTTATTGGCTGCCTTGCGCTTCTGGTTCTCCTGACACAGCCTCGTGATCTGCTCACGCTTGCTGGAGATCCATGCGTTCGGGACGATGATATGCACCTTCGCCGCCAGGGAGTTCTTCAGGAAGGAGTTGATGTAATGGGCGGTCTTGTTGGACCCCTGGATATACGGGCGTGCGCCCTGGTGGGTCTCGTTGACACCGTAGAACTCGTCCACCGACTTCTCACGGTGATGGCTGACGGCTGCGTACATATAACCGTCCACCTCGCTCATATTGAACTTCGGGTATATCTTATAGCCTCCGGTACCGAAGAACCACCTGCCGACGGCGACATGGTGGAAGTCCTGATAGGAGATCAGCTCATAGGCGACATCCTGCCGTGTGGTGGCGAGGAGACAGTGCTTGTTCTCCAGGTTCTCAAGACCGGCGACGGGAAGCCCCATGCCGACACGCTTGCCGCGTGAGAACCGCCACTTGCAGAAGAAGTCCCCGAAATAATAGAAGTTCTTGATGTTGGTCTTGGAGAACTCCTCCGCGGATACCAGCCCAAGATCCTCCCACGAGTCGAGCCATTCCCTGACCTGCGGGAGCTCCACATACTCACGCCGGATCTTGCCTCCGTCGAGAACCTGACGGTAGAAGGCATGCCCGTGTCCGTAGAGCATCTTGATCTCCTTGGAGTACAGCCGTGGCAGGAGGCGGTTGTGCTTGATCTCCGCCGTCACCTCGTCAATGAGATTGTTGTTCATGCCGCGCATGCACACCTGGTACCCGTTGATTCCCAGCCACTGGTGTTCGTGGTACGCCGTGAGGCGGTCACTGGGAAGCATGGGCGACGGGGCACGGTCGAAGAGTTGCGCTCCCTCCCCGATCTGGAACGAGAAGCTGTTGCCGTCGAGGATGTAGTTGCCTACGCTGCCGTATAGTTCAATACTGTCGTTCATAGCCAGTTTATCTTATGAAGAATATAGTTGTCTTGAGAGAAAGCCATATAGCGGATCAGTATCCTGTAGCACATGCGGGGCTCTCCGTTCCCGTCGGTAAAGAGCAGCAGGTTGTCCGGATTGATGGATATCCGCTCCTCCGGCATCTGTCTGCGCCACTTGCAGTGCTCCTTGACCACCAGCTCTGCCGATGCCATTCCCCTCTTCCTGGAGTACGGGAAGAACACCACGGTAAAGTCTCCTTCAGGCAGTTTGGAGAGCTCGCGAGCCCACTGCATGGCACTCACACCGTCCAGCTCAGATCCGACTTTCATGCTGCGAATTTATAAAATGTACGCGCGAGGGCAAAGGACGCACGACCTCCGTCATATTTCCGGAGAGCTAATGAGGCTTGCACATCAAACCGATTTCCCAGCGGCGCGTGGACGTTTCCGTCATTCGCTAAACCTGATTTTCATTTTTCAAAAGTCCTTTTGGCTGACAGACAGGTACTTACGTTTTCGACCGATGTAAAAAGGGGCGTTTTTTATATGTTTTCGCGAACTTTTTATCTCGAAAATAAGGTGCTTTTCGACGAGAAAGAACAAAAAAAAGAGATTAAACGGGTATATTGTCGGGCAAATCGGTCGGAAGACTGCTCAGTTCCTGACGGCACAGGTCGGCATACATGCCATACAGCAGGTATATGAGGGCGGACGGCAACTGCGTGGTCAGTCCAGCCTGGTGCTTCAGAGGCTCCTTGCGCTCTGACGACTTGTCGAGCTCTATCTTTCCGGACTGCTGCTTGACTGGCGACACCATGATGGCTGAGCACAGGTTCTTGCACTCGTTCTCGTCAATGCGGATGCGCGGCAGTGCGTCATGGTGCTCGGAGAACAGCATCAGCAGCAACTTGTACTGCTGCCAGTAGTAGATGGTGCCCTGTCCCTCGTTGTAGAGCACCACGCTGAATCCGTACTGCTCAAGACGCTCCTTCATCTTCCTGGAGTCGGTGGTGATCTGCTCCAGCTCCTCACGGGTCTTGTTTCCGGCTCGGTCAGGATAAAGGTGTACGGTCTTGTTGACGCTGTCCGCACCGAAGAAGAGGTGGAACTGCTGGGCAAGGTCGTCCTGGGGAACGGGGGCGAAGCTGGTGAACTCCTTGATCACGTCGAGCCGCTTGCCGTACTCCTTCTTCTGGGCGCACACCAGGCTGGAGAAATTGCCTGGGTCATAGCCGACATATATCTCGTCCATGGGACTGTAATGCCTCAGGTAGTGTGCGGTCAGGATGAACTTGTCCTTCAGGTCGAGTTTCATGATCAGGTCGTAGATGTACGAGTCCTTGAACTGGTGGCGGTGACGGTCATACGCGGCGAAGAACTTGTTTGTCACCTCCTTGTGGCGGATGGCGCAGATGGAGGTCAGGAACTCGTCGATGTCGAGCGTGTCCAGCTGTGTCTTGAAGAACTTGGCGCCCAGGATGTCAAGGTTGGTGAAACTGGAGGCACGGGCATAGAAGATGGCGTTGCGGCGCATGTCGGCAAGACGGGGCTTCCAGATGGCTACGATATGGTTCAGACGCTGCTGCTCCAGACGGATCCTCTCCATTGTCACGGGATTCTTTGTCTCACGGAGTTGCGCCTTCAGCTCATGGAGACGGAGCAGCTGCTTGTTAAGGTGCAGTGCCACGGTGACAATCTCGGAGACGAGCTGGCGGTCCACCTTCTTCTCGTACTCCTCAAACCAGTCATCCTCTCCCAAGTCCACACGCGCCGTATCGCTGACACCTGTCACCCCCGCATAATAAGGACTCTTCCGTATCTCCGCGCTGCCGCCACGGAGGGAGGGGAACAGACGGGAGCGCAACTTCTCTCCCGAGTTATGCTTCATTTCCTCGATAAAGGCATGTACGGCGTTGCGTCCGGCTACACTCTCCGGCTGGTCGCTGCTGACCAACTGGAGGTGGGCACCGTTGCGGAACACCACGGAGTGCTTGGGATAGCTGACAGGGTAGCGCGGCTTTCGGAAATGGGAGGGCAGTCGGGTCTCCCCAACCACGTAGTCGACACCGTACTCCAGCAGGGGACGCTCACGACCGTTCACGCTGACCATTCTGGAGAAAGATGCCTGTATATTTGGGAATACGTTGGATATCAGGGCGACATAGGTCTTGTGCACCAGGAACATCAGTTCGCCAGGCATTGAGTCGGCGACACGGATGATGCGCGGGGTGGTGACACCCTCGGTCTTACCCGTGGCACGCCCCAGCTCCGCAATCAGGATGTTGCTGTCTATCACATTGCACAGCAGCTGCACCTGGTTCATGTAGAGCTGCTCCATATCGTCGTATGACACACGCTCACTCATTGATTATCTCCTCCATTGACTCCAGTTCCTCGATCTTGGCATCTGTGAGCAGCCTTTTCTTCTCACTGCTCTCAATAGGCAGCGACTGGATGATGACATAGGCTCCCTCACGGTTCTTCCTGGCAATCGTCTTCAGATCCTGGGTCTCGAAGCCCAGCAGCCCGGGTGTGACATCAGGAGAGATTAACTGCGTGATACCCAGAGTGCGGTCGCTGTCGGCTATCTCCGCAGCACGGCGGCGGCACTCAAGGGCACGCTCCGTTGCCTTTGACTGTGTCTTAAGGTCGCCCTTGACGGCAGCCAGCATGGCGATCTTCTCAAACTGGTCGGCATAGACAGACTCCCAGACCTTGATACCGACAGACTGGTCGACATGGAAGAAGTTGAGCGCCTCGTAGACACGGGCGACGGCGGTGCGCTGCTCGATGCTCACATGCTGCTCCGCCGCTATGCGCTGACGGAGTTTGGCGGCACAGCGACTGACGCTCCGTTCCGTCTCGAAGGTCTCCGCCGCCCATTGCAGCTGCTGCAGGAACAGGCGGAGATCCGCGGGGATAGCCTCCCCCTTGCCGGTGGCAAGGAAAGAGGCTATCAGGTCGGGGTGCAACTCCTGGATCTTCTCTATCTGTGTCATACGCCGAAAAGCTCTTTCCGCAACTTACGCTCCTCGGCATACTGGTTGAGTTCGGCAAGCAGCTTGACACTGTCAGTGTCTCCCATCTTTGCCTGCGTTGTCAACTTGTCGTACATCTCACCAGCGTCCGCCTCCGCATTGACTTCCGAGGCTATCTTTGCCAAAAGTTTCTCGTAGTTGCTCATAATTGTCTGTTTCCTTCCTGCTCAAGTATCATACGGAACAGGCGTTCCCTGTCCTGATGACGTTCGAGGTTAGTCCTGTCCTGATGACGCTTGTCCTTTCGGTCCTTACGCTTGATGTAACTCTTATAGCGTCTGATATTGTCGAGTACATTCTTATGCTGCCTGAGGAACTCTGCAGGGTCTCGCTTCAGGAGGGTGGCTAGTCTTGCTGCCTCCGATCGTCCTGCAAGCAACGGATGCTCGCAGAGGAACTTGCCTGTATCGTTAAAGGATTGCAACTCGGCGAACGCCTGAAGATTACGTATACGAAGCTCTGCCATTTCTGCCACAGCCGCCTCGCTCGGAATCTTCTCAAGCTGCTCGTCGAGTTGCCTCATACGCCGCCATGTGTTGATGCGGTCGTTGTAGAGAATAGTAGCCTGCTGCACGTCAGGGTCACTGAGGTTCAGCCAGTCGATTTTCTGGTACTCTTCTTCTTTGGTGAGGGGCTTTTCACTTTTTTTTTCGCCTTCTCCGCAGGTACTTCCTCTGCAGGTGCCTCCTCTGCAGGTGCCTCCTCCGCAGGTACTTCCTCCGCAGGTATTTCCTCTGCAGGTGCTTCCTCCGCAGGTACTTCCTCCGCAGGTATTTCCTCTGCAGGTACTTCCTCCGCAGGTGCTTCCTCTGCAGGTGCCTCCTTACTTGAAAGACGGTTCTTGACGATCTCGTCACGGGATGCGACGCCAAGAAGGTCGAAGAGGATCTGGTCCTCACAGCGACTCGGCGACAACCCGAACTCCGTCAGTCGCGGGTTTCTCGGATCCTTCTCCTGGAGTAACCGCAAATCGGCAGCAGCCGACTCCTTGGAGAGCAGCTGCCGATGATGCATGATACGTTCACGTTCGTTATACATACTCGTTACAATTTAGTTCAACCATTGCCTGCGGCGGCTGGATTTCCATCAAGCAGGTCGTTGACGTCCTCGCCGTCCGCCCATTGAACCAGGCAGTCCAGGTAGACACTGTTGCGTACGAAGGTCAGCGTGGTGTAGCGACCGTCCGCGTCGTCCTTCGTCTCGGTGTTGTTCAGCACCATGGGGCGCTCCGCCTCTCCGATGACATGCCATACGGTGTCCTTGATGTGCTTGTAGAGAATGATGAACTTGAAGCCGGAGTACTCCTCGACGAAGTTCTTGATCTGGGTCCTGTCACCGCCGAGGATTGCCGTGAAGGTATTGGCACCCGTCGTGGTGATGTCACCCTTCTCGGTGCTCGACAGCAGCGTCGGGATGGCGTGCGCCTCGAAATAGTGCGCCGCCTCCCCTGGCTTAAGGAGAGACTTGCCGATCTCCACCAGACGGTCCTTGTCAGGCTGGGGAAAATTGAACCTGTCGGCGAGCTGATCGCAGCCAATCAGGACAATCTGATAGGCGATCTCATTACCGTGCGTCTCACGGTCGGACACGTCGTCGATATTGCCGATGAGAGCCATGGAGGCAAGGGACAGACCTATGCCTTGGGCACTTGCGGGCTCAGCCCAAGCCATGAGGATCATACAGATAGCAAACAGCCAAAGCAGGCATTTTGCCAGCTGGCGCTGGCGCTTGTTGGCGTACTGGGCTCCCTTGCGGGAAAGCCCAGTACTGATGATAAGTGACTTTTTCATATTACACATTTTTATTATCCTACATAATGGGGATTCAGCTCACGGTTGATGGTGCGGTTGCCGCCGACGCAACGCTCCAGCTCTGCGAACTTACCGTCTGAGAGGAGGATGACGAGGATGTAGTCACCAACCTTGGTAGGCTCCCACGCCTCCTTGATCTTCTCAAACTTGCCTGACTTGGCGATTGTTGACGGATGGGTCTCGTCACCGATCTCGATACAGTAGGCGACACCGTTCTTGGCACCAGTGATATCGGTGATCGCTGTCGCCTCGGTATTGACACCTGTGATCTGCCAGAATCCATTGCCGGCGTCAACAGTCGTCGCGTCAGCGGCGATGTCGGCGGCGAAGAGGTTAAGGAAGATCTGCTGCCACTGGTAGTCATTGGCGACAAGTTCCGCACGGCTGGAGAACTTGCGACCAAGGAAAGCAGCCGCGGTACCCTCTTTCCATGTGCTCCAGGCGCGAACCATCTCCATCTGCTGCTCCATCTGGAGACCCATCATCTCTCCTGGCAGGAACTCCAGGAACTGGAGGTTGCCGGGCTCCTGCATCATCATGAAGGTGAGGTTGCCAAGGTACGGCAGCCAGATAATGCGAACATCGGTGTCCGGCACGATGTTGGCGTATGAGTTGACTCCGGCGAAGTCTGTGTCAAGATGGAACTGGGTACGGATGCACTTGAGCCACCAGGACTTGTGACGCTCGTTCAGGTAAAGCACCTTGCCGTCCAGTGTCTCATCCTCACCCAGATGCGACTTGATCTCGGCGACGAACAGCTGTACCGTACCGAGCATGGTGCTCTCGGTGTATGCGCGGAAGGTCTTGTCCGAGTCGTCGGTCACCAGCAGCTTGTTGCTGTGGATATAGTCAAGCAGGCGATAGAGGATACCGGTGGATGCGGTCAGGTAAGAACCGGCGACACCGCTCTCAGGCTTCACGTAGATACCGCGCATACGGCGGATGTTCTGCTCACGCTGCGCCTCCAGGAGAGAGTTGAGCATCTGGTACTCAATCATGTTCCACTTGATAGGATCGCTGCCGGAGGTATTCAGATAGGCGATGTACTTGCGCTCCAGATCCTTCATCGGACCCCACATCATCTTGATCATGGCGTCGTCAACGTAGCCGCGCTCGTTCTCGATCTTCATGCCGCCCTTGTAGACAGCACCCTCCTGCCAAGCCTGGGAAACCTCGTCGAAGAAGGCGTTGAAGATGACGTCGTTGTCCTGGATACCGTAGCGTACAGGGAAGAAGTCGGTCATCTTGACGGTAGAGAGGACACGCGCGATGATGGCGTCCTGGCGACGGATGGTGAACTGCGTTCCCATGTCGCCCAGATTGTCAACTCCAGCATAGTTGGTGGAGAACTTCCCCTCTGCGACAGCCTTCAGGTCAGCGGTCATCTTGTTCTCAATAAGGTACTTCGCACGCTGACGCAGAGCTGCTCCGTACTCGCTGACAGCCTTGCGGAACGCCTCTTGCTCGGCATTGGTAGGCTCGCCAAGGGCGGCAGCCATAGCCGGGTTGGCGGCGATCCTGTTCCAGCGCAGTCCCATGGAGTACATAGGAGCCTGGACACCGAACAGATACTCCGGAGTATTGCCGAATCCGTGGATGCTCACGATAACGGCGTTACCTTTCTGCTCTGGAATGTCAGCAGCGGGTTGGCGACTGAGGATTTCGATACGCGAACCGAGGTTGTTGATGGCAGTCACTATGTCCTGCTGGGTGGCATTACGCTCCCCCTCATCAGCAACGTTCTGCTCCGGCTCACCACCTGCCGCGAGAACGGCAGAGTAGATCGCATTCAGTTGCTTCTGCATCGCCTCGCTCTGAGCCTGCTCCTGCTCGGCGTTAATGTCGTCCTGCAGGGTAACCTGGTAGTCACGCTGGTAGCGTTCCAACACCTGCTGGAACTCCTCGTTTGTCAAAGCCTTGGACTCGAACTTGGAAGTGAAGCCAAGAAGCTCCAGCACTTTCTTTAATTTTTCTTTCCAATTCATAACCTAAAATTTTAAACTAACACTAAATGGCACTATAAATAGAATTCTTCTGTTTGTTGACGTCAGACCACTTGCGACCGAGGTCCGAAGCCTCCATGGCGACATCGAGCAGGGTAGACTGCCCGTCGGCGAGACCGATCTCCAGCGCCGCTTTCGTGAAGAACGTCTCACCTCTCAGCACGGGGGCATCGTCATCCAGACCGGCAAGCCGCTTGCGCTGTGACCTCACCGTGGAAAGGAAGCTGTCGTTCAACGGGTCAAGCACCTCCTCGATGTACTGTTTGGGCTTGCCGTCCTTGAGATTGTCGAAAACCTTGTTCTTGAGGTCCGACTTGGTAGCCTTCGCCTCGATGAGCTTGATACCCAGCGACTCGTAGTACTGCTTGAAGTCGTAGAAAGAGGTCATGGTTCCGATGCAGCCGACGAAGTCGAAGGCGGTGGTGGCATACACGCGCTGACCATGGCATGCGATGTTGTATGCCGCGGAGCACGCCTGCTCATACAGGGTGACGACAGGTTTCTGAAGGCTCCGCATCGTCTCGTCGAGGCGGTCGAGGTAGTACGCCTCTCCGCCGGGGGAGTTGACATGGAGCAGGTGACTCGTGATCTGCGGGTTCGCGTCCGCCGCAAGAAGGTCAGCCTCCAGCTGCTTCGACGAGAAGTAGTACCTGGAGGAAGCCGTGATCAAGCCCCAGACGCGGTGGTATGCGACGGAGTTGTCCGGAAGCTCAGGACTGTCGAAGTCATAGCCGACCAGTGACAGGGGACTGTCGGTCTGCTGCCTGGCAACGGCTCTGTCTATCATCTGCTTGATTTTCTCGAAGGCTTCCCTCGTCCGCTGATCATAGGTCTTTGTGTCGAAGAAAAACTGGGAGTTCTCCGGGATGTCCGCCTTGCCGGCGACCCTTGGGGGCTGCACGGGGAAGGCTGTGACCATCAGCTGGCGGTAGCCGTCGGTGGAGATCAGCAGCGGCATGTCACTGAGAAGAATAGTCTGCAGTTCATTCATTGGGCAAATCGATTAATCTGCCCAAAGGTAATTATATATAATAATGTGGGAAAAGACTACGAGACGAAGGGATTACGAACCGTCTCCGCCTTGATCCGCAAGGTGGCGGTGTTCAGGTTCAGGGATATGACCGCCCGGGCTGGCATCAGGATGTCGCCTATCGAATAGCTGCTGCCGTCGGAGCCGAAGACGCGTACTATACAACTCCGCTCGTGGCGGAAGAACCTGACTGTCGAGGAGTCGGGCGTGTCGATGGTCAGTGACTTGTCGCAGTTCCACGAGGTGCCTCCGTCGTCTACGGAGGGAACAGGCTCGATACTGAACGGCTGGTCGCTCATCACATCGAAGGATCCCTCCTCGAATGTTCCGGTCGTGGTGGTGATGACCGGGATGAGCCGGATGTGCTGGGTAAGCTCTCTCATAATATACTTTTTTCGTGACGAGAATATAAAGGATAAAACAGGTTGTTCGGTAAACGTTAATTCTTTTTAAAATTATGTCTTTTTTCGTATTTTCTGGGTTTTCTGGGATGCAGGCGCTGCCGGTAACGCTGGAAACTCTTCAGAAGGGCGTCCTCGGTGATACTCTCCAGGCGGTACCGTCTTATGAAGTCCGCCACCATGTCCTGCTGCCTCACGGGACGACCGTGGTTCTCGTTGTCAAGCATCATCTGGTGGAACTCGTAGTTGAACTGACGGCGGAGGAACCTCTCTATGAGCTGGACCGCCACAGGCGAGAGGTAGTTGTAGTACGCGGGGTTCTTGACAGGTCCGTCCTCAGCCGTCCTCCTTGACGGAAGCAGGATCCTGAGGTTGCCGTCTGTCAGGAGAGGCTGGTCGGCACGACGCTTAGCCATATGCTCCCAGACACAGTGATAGAACTCGGAATTGTAAGGAATTCGGATTGCGCCATCCGTTCCGCCTTCAGCGAACTTATTTTTCGCATACTCGGCAAGATAGGACTCGATGCGGATGGTGACAATCCTGATTTGGGAGGCGTTTTTTTTATTCATATGGGGAAACTCTGTTTTTTGTTCCTACCGTCCTACATTCCTACAAAAATATTCGGACTTCGATGCAAAGATATGAAAAATAATTGAAAAGAGTTATTTGTTAAACGAAAACTTTAATATAACAACATAAAAAAGTTATTCCTACATCATCCTTTTATCCTACAAATCCGGGGAAAAACAGGTGTTTCGTCCTACAATCCTCCTTTCCTACAAAAATATGCGTCATCCTACATCGTCCTACAAAATTCCTACATTCCTACATTTATATATATAATATAATTAATATAAGTAATTAATTGATATATAAGTAGTTATGGTGTTTTGTTTTCAAAATGGAACGGAATGAAAAATACGTTTTGTAGGATTGTAGGATTGTAGGACGCACTTTTTCCGAAAAATATTTTTCGTTTCTCTATTTTAAGGGTTTTTTGTTCAAATTTGGGGGTACGGGGGTTTTTCGCCTTGGACGGTGCGGTCAAAATGTAAAATTAGAGTCAGACATGGGAAAGTGAGGAAAAACCTGCGGAAATTCCCTTGTGTTTCGTACCTTTGCGGTGTAAATTGGGGGAGTGTGTGCCTATTATATCAATAGGCAATAATCATGAGGGGATGAGGGGAGGAATAATAGTAACGTAGTCACAGGAAGAAGGGCAGCGTGTCGTCGCGACAGGCTGCCCTTGGAATGGGAAGTATCAGGATGTGAGAATACGGGGATTTGTCAGAACGGGTCGCCGTTCCTCCAGACGGACTGCCCTGTGGCTTCCCGTGGGCTCTCAGGCTCCGGTTCCCGTTGCGCCTGGTCCCTGCGGAAGTCTATGTTGTACGCCTTCATGAACTCGTCATAGTCGATAATGACAGCCGACGTGCTGGTCTGCCTGGTCTGCTCGTCCTTGATAACCTTGTCAACCCTCGGGTCGAAGCGCTCCACCACCTCCGTCCACTCGAAGCGGCGGGAGGCGACCGTGCCTATGTAGGAGGGATGCGACCTCAGGTTCTGCTCGATGGTCGCCAGCGTGGACTTCTCGCTGTTGTAGCCGTTGCGGTCGAAGATGCTGAACGCCGCCTGCAGGCGCAGGAACATGATCTTCTGCCCCGGGCTGAAGGCGAACGTCCTCTTCTCGCCCCGCGCGTCCTTGCCGGTGACGCCCTTCGGGGTCTCAATGAGGAACTCACGGCACTCCACGATCTTGCGGGTGTCGATCATGTTGTCTATGGCGGTGAAGAACATCGCCAGCTTGTCGGTGCTCCTGATGAGCGACAGCTGCCAGTTGATCTTGTCCCTGGCGATCCTCATGAACTCGTCGTAGGTGAAGGGCAGGTGGAAATGCGAGTACTGCTCTATGAGCCTGACCATGCCGAGGAAGAGCGACACCGTCTTCATCAGGCGGTCCCTCTCCCCGGAATTGACGACACCGTCCCTCAGCTCGTTGTAAGCCTGCTGGCGGAGCGGGCGGAAATGGTCCATCACGGCGGGACGCAGTGCGAGGACCTCTAGCAGCACGTTGGAGAGTCCCACCTTGCCGGGATCCTCGATCTCCTTCAGGCGGTCGAAGAGACGTGTGGACTCCAGGCTCCTGTCCTTGGGCTTGGGGACCTCGCAGATGACGACGCGGCTCATCAGGGCGTTGTCGTCCCGCTGCGGCATCTCCTGTCCGCACAGGATGACGGAGGCGAACACCTTGTCGGTCTCGAACTCCTTCCCGGAGCTCCCCTTGCGCTTCAGCTTGTCCTCACCGTCGTAGGTGATGGACTTCAGCGCCTGGAACTTGATGTCGCTGATGGTGGCGTTGTTGTACTCGTCCAGGACGATGGGCACGTCACGGAAGGCTGACATGTACGACTGCATGGCGGCGTCGGTGCCGAGGTTCAGGTTGAAGATGCTCTGGTGCGGACTGATGAACAGCGACCTGATGGACACGGCGATCTGCGTCTTGCCCGATGACATCGGTCCCACGAAGAAGGGGGCGGTGAAGAGACGGTCGATGCAGTGTATGTTGCTGCGGAACGCCGACATGAGGGCGAAGAGGATCGCCCACTTGCCGTTGTCGTTGATGGAGTAGACCCTGTTCATCAGGTCCGCCCACTCGTCGAAGGTGACCTGTCTCTCCTTGGGCACCTCCCGGTACACGAACTGCGATATCAGCTGGTATTTCTCCTGACGGCGCTTGTTGTCTATGTAGATGGTGGAGAAGGCGGGAAGGTAGTAGTTCCGCTTGTTGTGGGTGACCACGCCAAGCTCGTCGACCTGCTCGAACCTCATGGAGCCGCCCACCATGTGGCAGATGCCGTTGGCGAAGGCGAAGAACTGCTCGTCGGGTCGGCGGTTGGTGCCCTCCGTCTGCTGGTTGCCGTAGACCTCGACCTCCGAGCACATCACGTACTTGTAGGACATCCACTCCCTGATCTTGCGCCAGTACTCCTCCTTGCCGTTCGAGAAGTTGACGCCCTCGTAGTTGATCAGCACGTCCTCGATGGTCGACATCTTCAGCAGGGAGCGTGACACGACCTCCACATACACGGGGGTCTCGTACCTTCTGCGGTTGACCCTCAGCACCCTCTTGTTCTGGTCGAAGTCGTCATTGAAGATGTGCAGCAGGGGCTCCATGAAGAAGTCCCCCACCTGGATCATGCCGTTGCCGTTCTGGTTCCGGAACATATAGCACACGGGGGTCCCCTTCTTGTTCAGGCGTGGATAGAACTGGTACTCCTTCCACATCTGGGCGTAGTCAGGATTGTCCGTCACATAGTCCGGCGGGGTGTAGGGGTTGAAATAGTCCTCCTCGTCCTCCAGCCCCTCGCTCATGGCGCTGACCTTCTGCTGGCTTTTCCGCTGCTGGACGAACGGCTTGCGGATATCGTCGAACTCACCCTTCGTCAGACCAAGGCTCTTGCAGTACTGGCTGCGGTTGATGGTGACGACGGTCTCCTCCACGTAGGCTGTCATCTCCACGCAGCGGGTCACCAGGGGGACCTTGTCCCCGTTGTACCTGTCAAGGAGCTTCCCGTGAAGACCTATGTAGTAGTCCAGGAAGGACTCGGTATGGTCCCCGCATGACATCTCGATGCGCGTCACTCCGGAGCGGAAGACCAGGGACAGCGCCTTCAGATAGTCGCTCTCGGTGCCGTCGTCACTGACACAGCACCCTTTCTCGTCGGCGGCGAAGAATCCGTACGCCTTGCGGAGACTGAGGATATCTGAGTCCGAGGGGACTCCCGCAATGAGGAGGATGGGGGTCTCGTCAAACTGGTCAAGGAAATCCTGCAGGCGGGAGGTGATGATGGCGGGCTGGTCATCGTCCAGTTTCTCGCGCAGCACGTCCAGCCCGTAGATGCCCGGCTTCATGGACACGCCCCCGTCAGCCGTCTGGGTCTTGACGGCTGCGCGGATCTCGCGAAGCTTCTCCTCCAGGACAGCCATCCTCACGCCATAGTCACGGGTCATAGCCTTCAGGTACTCGTTGCGGAGCCCCGCGTCCTGCACACAGGCGACAAGCCCCATGATGACGTTCCGTTTCTCACTGATCAGGTTCTCGTCCTTGCATCCGTGCGGGATAAGCATCTTCCGGAACGCCTTGGGGAACGACTCGGTGTAGTCCTCGAGCAGCTTTCCCGTCCTCTCCCCGTTCTCCCGACCGAACTCGTCGGGATCCTTTCCTTTCGGAAGACGGGCGACACGGACGGTGCACCCTGCCTTGAGGAGTATCTCGGTGTTCTTCAGCGCAGCCTTCTGTCCGGCTGCGTCCGCGTCGTAGATCATGACGACCTTGTCGGTGAAGCGCATGATGAGCTTCACCTGCTCGGGCGTGAAGGCGGTGCCGGATCCTCCGATGACATTCTCCACACCGTAGCGGTACAGCGTCATCACGTCGAACTGCCCCTCGACCAGATAGGCAAACCCGGTCTTGGCGATCGCCTTGCGCGCCTGGTAGAGCCCGAACAGGTTGCTCCCCTTGGTGAAAAGCGGGGTCTCGCCGGTGTTGACATACTTGCCGGAGCTCTCCCTCGGGGTCACCTGACGACCGCTGAAGCCGACGACGTTGCCGCGAAGGTCGTAGAACGGGAACATCACACGGTCACGGAACACGTCGTAAGGTCCCCGGTCAGACTCCGCGGCAACGCCCACTTCCTTCAGGATGTCAAGGCTGTACCCCTCCCTGGTCAGCCGCTCACAGGCGACATTGCCCGCGGGGGCATAGCCGACCCCGAACACAGTGAGCACCCTCTCGCCTAGGTCCTCATAGCCCCTGGCGGACAGGAAGGACGCCGCCTCCCCCAAGTGCGCCTGGTAGAACCTCGCCGCGGCGGCTATGGCGATACGGCGTGACTCACGCCTCTTGTATTCCTCCTCCTCGTCACCGGTCATCTGACGTCTGGGCATCTCGACGCTGTATTTCCTGCAGAGCCACTCGAGAGCCTCCATGAACGACAGGTTCTCGTGCTTCTGGAGGAACGATATCACGTCGCCGCCCTCTCCGCACACGAAGCACTTGAAGGTCTGGCGCACGGGACTCACCACCATCGACGGGGTGTGGTCGTCATGGAACGGGCACACGCCCTTGTAGTTCACTCCCGCCTTGCGGAGCGTCACGAACTCGCCTATCACGTCGACGATATTGGCGGCTTTCTTCACTTTCTCTATCGTGTCATTCAGACTCATCATGTCACTGTCCCTTTCCGTTAAGATCCTCAAAATCCTGTCCTGCCCCCGCCATCTCCTCATTGGAGAAAAGCTCCAGCTGGCGGGAGTCCATCGCCTCCTGCATGGTGACACCCAGGTAGTCCGCCACCCTGCAGTACTCCTCTCCCGTGATCTGCCTCCTTCCGAAGAACAGAAGCCAGTACCGGCGCTGACCGATGCCGACGGCTTCATAGAAAGCCCTCGACGGGGTGAAGTCCTCGAGGTTCCTGAACCTCAGCCTGAGAAGCTCGACGAGCAGGTTGCGCTTCACGGTGCGCCCGCCCGCCGTCAGTTTCTTGCGGAGGCAGTACAGACGGACGGCACGGGCGGTGCGCCCGAGGTGACCAGCCATCTCCTCAAATGACATCCTGCCGAAGTTCTGCTCGACGAAAGCAGTCTCCTCCTCCTTCCAGTGTTTCCTGGGCAGGATCTCCCTCCTCGTTGTTTTTACTCTATTGGTACCCATACGTCCTCATATCTTTCCGGATCGTCACAAAACACCTTGGCGTCCTCCTCGTCCTGCCACAATATCCTCATGCCGGTGCTGCGGGCGTAGTCCAGTTCCAGGTTCGCCCCGTCCGACTCCTTCCAGTCCTCCAGCATGTAGATGCCGTCGCACGTCCTGAGCCACTGCAGGTCGTAGAGCAGTATGTCCGGCAGGTTCTTCGGGATCTGCCGCCACTGGAAAGCCACGTCCATGGCTTCCTGGAAAGCCTCCGACGCGGGGTTGATAAACCGGCAGAATTCCGGGTTGAAGTGCCTCCCCAGCGTTTCCTCCGCCCTCTTGAACTTCTCGCGGACGGCGTCACTGATGGTCATTCCGCCGATCTTGCCGCTGATATATATCCTGTCCATAATATCTACATTTTTTCTATTTGTTTCTAAAAACACATCTGATACTGCAGGCGGGGCAAGGCAGAGGATATTTTACTTCATTCACCACGTAACACCCGAATACCTCGCCCGTCAGACTGTTGGCGTGAGTGACGATGCCTGTCATCCCGTTGATTGTCATGTTCAGAGTGCACATTTTTACGCTCACAGGGTCAAGGTCAGCACCCTTGTAGTAGAAATGCTTCGTGCGGTCAGTCTTCGCCCAGTGAGCCAGCAGCGTGCGACCGCTACCGCAGGCGCTGTCCTCGATAACCCCATTTCCGGCACCTGCCGCATCGGCCATGGCCATACAGAGCGACATAGGCGTGAAGAACTGCCCCATTGCAGCAGCCTTGAATTTCCCCTGTACCATTTCCTCGTACATCGTGCCGAAGAAATCGTAGGCTCCGTTTTTATCGATCTCCTTGCAGGTGATACGAATCCAACGCTCTTGAAGTTCTGCCAGTTCGGGGTCGTCGATACGGCGTTCCTCGAAGATGGCAGGCATGTTAAACCGCTGATCGATAAGCCGCCCGACATCGAAGGTACCGATGAAGAAATCAAGCATCCGCCCGAAGGCGTCCGAAATGTCGATATGACGGGTCTCTGCGTACTGTGCAAGTTTTTTTATTGTTTCTCTCATTACCAGTCCACGTTTTTGTTGAATAGACGTTCCTGCTCTTTCTGACTCCGTTGCAGGTAGATGGCGGTTGTGTCGAGTTTCGAGTGCCCCAGAAGTTCTGCAAGTTCTGTCACATCCTTCGTCTTGCTGCGCTTGACATACATCTTGGCGAAGTAGTGGCGGAAGGCGTGACAGTGGAGCACCTCTGGGCGCAGACCTGCCTTACGCCCGTGATGCCTCAGAAGTGTCTGAAGCCCCCTGTCACTCATTGGACTGCCGTACCTGTTGGAACAGATGATACCGCTCAGGCCGTTGCGTGAGGCAAAGGCGGCCACCTCTCTCCGTACATTCTTGCTGAAGAAGAACCGGCGCACTTTGCCACCCTTACCCTTCAGGTCAACGCGCCCATCGGCCACCATCTCATAGGTCATTTTCAGGAACTCGTGTCGGCGGGCTCCCGTGGTCATCAGGATGCGGATGAAGATGTAGAGACGTTCGCAGTGGTCATGGCAATAGTCCAGCAACTGCTTCATCTCCCGCTCGGTGGGCACGTTCTCCAGCGAGAGTGTCTTGGGCACCTTGATGCGTTTCACCTCAATATGCTTGCCCAGCATACACGCCAGGGCTCCGACAGCGTTAAGATGGTGATTGATGCTCCTGGGCTTATAGCCGATGCTCTCCAAGGTGTCACTATATGACTTGACCGACTCCGTAGTGACTACGGTTGTGTACTGTAGAAAATTCTTCACGGCGAAGATATATCCTCTCACTGTTGTCTCTGAATACGCATTCTCCTTGACAAGCCACTCGGAAAAGTCGTTGAGCGTCTGCTGTGCCTTCTCGCTCAGGTCAGACCGTTTCTCCATCAATTGCTTTCTTGCCTTTTTACGCAGAGATCCTGCCTGTATGCCACAGAACGCCAGAAAGTCGTATAAAGCCGACGAAGCGTGGCTGCTTGTGGACAGACGGGCGGAATGACTCTTGCGATAAGCCTTCCAGCCCTTGCGGTCAACGCTCTCAGCATCCCGCAGGAACTCAAAGACTGCACCCAGTCCCCTGTCGGTCATCCCGATACAACCTTGTGTCACGTTTTCCGTGAAGCGGCAGAACAGTTCCTGTCTCTCTGGTGGCAACGAGGTCTTAATCTTCATAATCATATGGTTTTTAGTCGCAAAATAATTGCGTAAATAACAAAATTTAATTGAAAATCACTCCAGTACCACACATCCACGATAGTCGATGACGGGCAGCAGTATGGACTGGTGCCGTCCGCTGGTGCGCTCGATGCGGATGAAGCCGCTCTCCCACTTCCTGACGGGCGACCACGTCATCACCAGGAAGGGACCCGTCTGGTCGTGTTGCTGATTGACGGTCTCCATACGGCACTCGATGGCTCTGACGCACTCCTCGAAGCGGTCGTACGTCTCCGACATGCGGTGGCAGAAGGTGGAGGTGATCCACTCCACCAGCTCCGCCTCCTGGGGCGACATCGTCTTCATGAATTTGTTGGACACCTGCAGCTGGCAGTAGTAGGCGCGCTGCACATCGTTCTCGCGAATCACATAATTCTTTGATTCCATAATACTTGAGTTTTAGACAAACAGAAACCACGCTACGAGCTGTCAGGTACTCAAGTGCAGTAACCCCGGGGCGTTGTCCGCTTTCCCGACTCGGCGTGGTAATCCTATTATTCTTTAATAAGGTGTGGATACAAAAAAGGCAGGATATGATTCCTGCGGTCTCTGTACCGCACTTGAGTTTTGACGTTGCAAAGATAGGGAATCTTTCCGGAACGTCCAAACTTTTTCTTGATTTTTTTTGATTTCTCTCCATATTACTCGAATCCGGGGATGGTGAGTTGCCTTTCGTTTGCCTGCCACTCCTCGAATGTCATGGCGTTGATCTGTCTCAGTTTCAGCTCCGCCTCGTTAAGCACGAGTTTGGCGTCACGGAAGTTCTTCTTGGCTGTCGCCACCACCTCCATCTGTCTCGAAAACTCCTGCTCTTTCTTCTGTGCGAACTCCGCACGCCCGAAGAAATAGTCGAACAGCACCTTGTTGCACTCCAACTGGTATTTGATGAGCTGCTCCCTGGCTTCTTCCTTCACGTTGTCCGGGTTGATGGAGAATAGCCATCCGGGGAAGAACTGGAGGGGGATACATACCATCTCGTACTTCTTTCCGTCAGATCCAGTTGTAACGCTGAGCGTGATAACTGAACTATAAATCGGATGCTCTTTTAGCTTTGCTTGCTGGCTCTGATATGCCACTCCGAGGATTTCACACACTGGCTTTACAGCCACTAACTGTTCTCTGTCGTCAGACACCACCTGGAGGCTGATGCCGTTAACGATTGCTACATTGGTTGTTTTCATATTTCACATATTCGTTAATTAATATTAAACAAATGTATATTCTTTCCTTTTTTCTTGTGTATTAAACAAAAGTTTAGTATCTTTGCATTGTCAAAAGAGATCATTAACATGTTGAACCAAACGGAACGCAGATGGAAAAACTTGAATTCTACAAGAGGTGCATCGAGGACTGCGACAGGGCAATCAAAGCGATTAACGGAAGAACAGACCTCACGGCGGCAAAGAAAGCGGAACTCATCGACGGACTGCTTGACAGCCGGAAGATAATCCTCGACCTGATTCTCGAACTTGAAAACATTTAGGAGCAACGCCCTTCGGGGCGACTCCTTTGAAAACATATATCTATGAAAAGAATAACTGACAACATCAAAGACCAGCAGACCAGGAAGTATTTCAACAACGTGGTCAACGAGACTCCCCAGACGGAGCAGATATCTACGGAGCAATTTCTTGACGGCATCGGCAAGATCAGTGAGAATATGAGAGAGGTTGCCGCCATGGCACGTGAGGAACTGGCAGCCCGTCACAAGATGGGCAATATCACTGAGGCTATCAGCCTGAGCTATATCGCCAAGACCTATTTCGGCAAGAGCCGGGCATGGCTCATGCAGAAGGTGAACGGCAATACGGTGAACGGCAAGAGAGCCTCCTTCACTCCCAGCGAGAGCAAGCGGATGCGCGAGGCTCTGCAGGATCTCAGCGAAAAACTCTCCAAGGCTGCACTCGCCTTCTGACGGTTCAGCATCTCTTTTGACAAAGCAGGAGAGCAGCCCCGCACGGTTTCCGTGGCGGGGTTTTTTTTTCAATCTGTGGTCGGACGCAAACGCCAGAGCCAAGTTGACTCCATTTTTTATATATCTTTCCATATTATTCGAATCCGGGGAAGATTTACCATTGCCTCTATTGTATTTCTCTTCATCCTCTATATCTTGGTAGTCCAGACGTTGTCACTCTCGAAGTAGAAGCGGACGCCATAGTATCCGTGGTCGGTGTTCCTGCCACCGGCGGCGTTCTGACGGCAGCAGCGGCTGATGTTCTCCCTGTTGGCTGTCGGATGGCATTGGCGGAGCCACTCGGCGGCGGCTCCTACATACCCGAACACGAGCCACCTCCCGTCGCCCATGACGGCGATGACGCTCTTGCGGCACCGCCCGGCAGTGTCAGGGCGCCTGCGGTACAGGTCGAGGTTCCTCCAGCCCTTGGAGCAGCGCCTCTGTGCCCGCTTGCTCATGAACTCGTCCCATTTCTTGCCCTTGTTCGCAGGGACGTGCCCCTTCAGGAAACGCCCCGTCTTGCGGTTTACGCCGGTGAATACCGCCGGCAGTGTCAGCTCTCCGTATGACATATCACTCGATTCTCAATTATAGGTTCTCAAGATGCTTGCGCAGGCGCTCCAGCGTGCCCCGGTCGGGCAGGTCTGCATGACGGATGGCACGGCGCAGGGCATGTAACTCGTCCAGGGTGAGGTCCTGGATGGAATACAGACGGCGAGAGTCAACATCTACCAGCATGTCACTCAAACTTCAAGTCCAGCTCAGGGACACGCTCACGCCCCTTCATGCACTCGCCGGAGGCTGTCCACACATGGCGGACATTGGAGACATAGCCGACGAACTCACGCACCACCCCCCGGGGGAGCAGCTTCACCTCCCGCTTCTGAACACCGGCGTCCAGTGCGTCGATGGCTTTCTCGAATTGCTCTACTGTATACAT